ATATTAAAGATCTTGGCACACACGATGATCCCGGTATTCCGGGAGCGAGTGTGGCCCGGGCCAATAAGATCTTACCCGGCCCCGGCACCCAAGCCGGAGGTCCGGGTGTGATCAGACGAGATGCTGCCACTTCTCAAGAACAGGTGACATCCTGACACAATTTTATATCAAAATTTGTGTGTGCACTTGAATATATGGGTACCTGGGTGGAGTGTCGGGTCCACGGTGGGGGGTGGTGGGGTGCCCCCCCATGGGTGCGTGTTGGGTGGCGCGTAAGACGGAACGCGATCATCTTAACCCGGCCTTCGGCCCGGCAGTGGGGCATCACTCGTGATCATGGGATGCAGCATCAGGCACAGACAAAGGCGCATGATCATTGGATAATGCAGCATTGAACTGCGGCATTGTTAGTCCATTGATAGTCCCGGCACCAGGATGCTGACCGAATCATCCGATGATCATCCGATCCTGGAGCCTGATCATCCGAGCTGCACCTGGCAGCGAAGGGGAGAGGTGTGCACAAATGGTGACACAGGTATTAAAAGATTTAATAGTTTACCCTCATATGGGTAAAAAATACACACTCCCAGCAACCAGCCAGGATCATTGGTAGGACAATTGCCATATTGTCCTACTTGACGGGCAACACTCCCAGGGCACCAAACCATGATCCAACGAGCTTTGGCGCATAAATCGTCAATCACGCCCATTTAAAGGATCAGGGCAATCCGGAACCTTTTGTTCATATCGGAACTGGATGTTCCGATTTTAAGTCCAAAACGATGTTTGCTGGGTTTCATCCGTCTTTGCCCATAACAACCCACCATTATCGGAATTACCACTTCTTGTTTCCCTTCATTGCACCTTGGCACAATTACCACATAGAAACATTTTTATTTAGTGTTTTTCCGGGAGTTTGGCCCTGTTTTGCATTGTGTCATTGTAATACTGGCACGGTATGTGATATGGGATATGGCATGCGAACACACCCATCAAAAAACGAAAGGAGCAAAAAATAAATCCACCGGCCAACCCGGTGGTGGCGAGAGCCGCAGACGAAAAACCCAAAATACAGGTCCCAGGCACGTGACCAAGTCCCGCACCAACACGGTGTGGCGGCGAGATAACCCAGCTGGAGTGACTCTCACGCTGGGCGTGAATACGAGCGGATAATCCGGCACGAGAGCCCCGAGAGCCATCATCATGGGGTGGGTAGTGCTGCGGTTGTTGTGCAGGTGGGCATCATTTGCAAATGGGAGAGAGTAACCCGGCACCTCGCCGGGCGAATGCCGCGTGAAGCGGTCACCCCATCATATACGATGCCCTGCCAGCGAGTAAACTTGCCCGTGGGGGTCAGTCCCCTGCGATCCCGTGCACCTAATGGTGAGACTACGGTGAGGCACAACGGCGAAATCCGCGACCAAGCCCACGTTGTGGGCTGGTTAAAGCTCTCCGAAACCACGGAGAGCCTTAACGAACCCACAACAACAACATAGGAGGATTGAAACATGGACTACAGGGGAGCGATCATCTACAGTGGTGAGGGGTACTATGGCATATATGAGCGGCACACGGGCAAGCCCACTTTGGCCGCGATCAATCGGCGTTTGGTGCGTGAGCGCTCAGGTGGGGACCGATGGGCAGTGGCCTATGTACCGGCAGGGCCAGAGTACATCCCGGACACCTACGTTAATATTGAGACCGGCAGGATGATTACTATTATGCCAGAAGAAATTGATTACTAACTAACCCTAAAAGGGCCTCACTCTCATGTGGGGCTTTTTTTTAAACTCACCATTACATAGGAGCAATGGACATGAAATTAGTTGAAGCCTTGCAGTTAAGACCTGGCAGCCGGGTAATTACTCCAAAAAATCAGGCAATGATGGTAGCAAAAGCCCCCGATTTTTCCCGCGTTAAATCGGCAAAAGTAAATGGTCGGTGGCAAGAGTATGTCCCCGTTGAGGTCTACGCCAATGACTTCTCACTGCATTTATTATCCGCATCATCATTGATGCTAACCATAAAAAAATAGGAGCACACTATGAGCCCTAAAAAAGTATTTGCAAAGCAGCGCAAAGTGGCCCTGGCCGCCACTTTGAAGCGGATCGAGGCTGCAACAACTAAAAAGTAAAGCCGAAACCGGGCCACCATTGGCCCGGTCATCACGGGGTGGTGCCCGTAATCTGATGATGGCAGCCAAATGAATGGGGGGACCTATGTATAAGACACTTGGCAAGAATTGCCAGACTGGAGTAGTCTGGATCAAGCGTTTGCGGCGGGGAAAAGGAAAGCCGCACCAACATGAAAAGTTCGCCGCCCACTATCGCAAAATTGACAAGCAAACACGCAAAAAGTGCAAAGCAATGTTCGCACGGTTGGGGATTAATCAGCCAAAGCCGAAAAAAGTAATCCTACGCAAAAAAGGGGGGAAATCATGACAACATTAGCAGACTGGGACAGAGAAATGGAGCGTATGACTGACCAAGAGCTTAGCACCATGGCCGATCATCTTGGAGCGCTGCTCCAGTGGCCATTTTTCTCCAAGGCTTACAAAGGCTTTGGTCTTTCCGCAGTTAAAATCATTTTGCGAAATGAAATTGACCGCCGTGAAAGAGAGGGGTGGAATGACTATAAATAAATCCACCATCCTGATGTTGTCCCTACTGGGCATTACTCTCATCCTGGCAGAAGTACTTCATCAACCCCCTGTTGCCCTGGTATCAATTGATGATGCTACTGGGGCAGCCTATGTGCGGCTGGCCGGTGATCTTCTCACCGGCACGGACATGGACTGTGAGAGGGCAGAGGAAGCCATGGCGATCTTCGCAGACTCGCTCCCGCAGGGGGTCCGCACGATCCACATTATCAACCAGGCATGGATTCCCATGCCCCATATCATTACACTGGAGAGGTAACCATATGCAAAAGCAAACTCAATTTTTTGATGCTGCTCCGAAATGCTTTTTTGATCCTGTTCCCATGGTGGTGGATTTTCTGCAACGTGGGATGCGCGGCCGCCCAGTGTTTTGGGCCAACCGCAGCCTTTGGCTCGCTGGGATGGCCGAATTCTGGGCATCCGGCAAGGGGAGCCGCGCCGGACTCACCGAGGATATGACTTTGCACGGGACAAGCGATCCCGTGATCCAGGACATGGCCCGTGAGTCATGCCCGAGGTGCATCGGCAACGCCCTAATGTCCAACCAGGCCGTTGAGATCCACACGGCCAACATTGATGACACCTCCGTCATGGCCCAGTTGTTTGGCATAACCGGGCCACGTTCCGATTGGTTTAAATTCACCAAGACCAGCGAAGGCTGGAAGGGGGAAGCATAAAAGCATATAAGCGCATCCGGGATGGCCGGATCACCTACCATACCACTTTTCCAGCATGGCGATCAGGGGATGCAATCTATATTTGGTTGCAGGGCAGCTATCGCTTTTGGACACCGGCAGGATTAGGAGGGCCAACAAAATGAAAGAAAAAATCAAGCGCAAACTTATGTTTTTCTCAGACCCGGGTCATGGGTGGCTCAGGATCAATCAATACGATCTGGAGGACCTGGGGATCACGGATAAAATCTCCGGGTTTTCCTACCAGCGCGGGTCCCGCGTGTACCTGGAAGAGGACTGTGATGCCCCTCGCTACCTGGCAGCAGCAAAAGCGGCGGGGTGGCATATTGACGTGATCGAGTCCCATACTGATGGGTTGAGCCGGATTCGCCGGATGGACCGGTTCACACGATAGCCGAAACCACGGGGGCATCCACTCCCGTGGTCATCCTTGGGTATGCTCCAAGGGTCTGATGATGGCAGCATCCTTAAAATGGAGGGGGTTCAAAATGATTAAAGACTTTCCAGTGGCAAAGGATCACGATTCCGTGTTCTGCTTCAACTGCGGGGACCTGCTTGGCAAAGATCACAACGCATCCCCATCGGGGTTTTTCGATGGCAACGGGGCGTGGCAGAAGTGGTGCTTCAAGTGCACCATGACAACCTATTATGACGTGGAGGTGTAGCATGGGACGGATCGTCAAGTGTTCGTTGCTGTTAGACCTGCCGCTGTTAAGGCAGCAGAAGACCACACTGCTCAATTTGTCATCACGGGAAGATAAGCTTTCATCTCGTGATATCGATGCTATCAACGGCATCATTGGAGTGCTGGATTGCATCCAGGACCAGGCTGTTGATACCAACGGCATACCGGAGAAAGAAGTATTTGGTAAAGGGGGGGACCTATGATGAAGCACGAGTTCGAAAAGCTGGTTGACTGCCCCGTGTCTGATAAGCACTGGGAGCTGGTCAACCTTGTTTACAACCATTCTCCACTGTTTGATGGGGGCTACCCGAAGTACAAGGTAGCGAAGATGTTCCGGAATGAGGGCATCGGCCCGTTTCGCTTGGAGTACCAGAACAACCAGATATTTCGGGAGTTCGACCGGGTGGTCCGGAATGGGGATGAGGATCAATTCTCAACCTTTGAGGTGACCTTCGGCGGGTATATCGTTCATACCCAGCCGAAGAAGATCAGCCAGGTTGCAGCCTGGATACAGGCCGAACTGCAAAAAAAGGGGATTGATCTCACGGAGTATGACTACTTTTCATGGGACAATCCAGGGGACCCGTGGCCGATTGATGCCTGGCGGGTTGCCTGTTTTGCGGTAACCGGTGGCAGTGAGGGGCATTACATCCACATCACCGCACTGCATCGTGGCGAGGTCAAGTCCCTCGCCGTGGGTAAAACCTTTATGGGTTTTGAGCATGCTCACAAACTTAGTAATGCTCTGGCCGAATTGCTTTCATAGAGTTCTTGGTCAGCCCGGCCACCAGTTGGAGGGGAAAACGACACTCTCACTGGTGGTCGCACGGATCAATAACTCAAATAATCAAAGAGAGAGGAGGTAAAAAATGTCGCCACAACTGGCCAATAAAATCCGGGCCGTTCACACACTCACAACCCGGGGGGCAACCGAGGGGGAAAGAGAGGCAGCCAAGGCTGCCTTGGATCGTCTTCTGGTAGCAAACAAGGTCACCCTGGACCAGGTAATTGGGGCACCTAAAGCAGCCACTGAACCTGTGGAGAGGTTCGCGTTCTACTTTAAAACCTTGGATGAGTTTAGAGTGCTGCAACGGGTGGTTTCTCGGGTGATGTTCGGTCACACTCATATGCTGCTGGGCCGGACTAAGGGGACTAAAAGGGTGGTCGTCTTGATGACTCATTCCCAGTCCACTAAGGCATATGGCCTATATCAGTATCATCTGGGTGTTATGAGGGCCGCTTTAAAGATTACAAAAAGGGAAGTTGTTAATCGGGTTTTATCCAACATCTAAAAGGAGAAAAAGTCATGAAAAAATTTGTTGCAGTAAAGACCAATTCAATTGGGGACGCTATGTATGCCGGTGATCACAATTTCAATGCACTAATGGTGCCGGTGTACCTGGCCAGTGGCAAGGTCGTCCCGGACCGCCAGGCCGTGGTCCGGTCGGACAACGGGGCATATCTTGGCACGGTTGGCAAGGGCTACACTCCCGTGCAGCCAGCAAAATTTTACGACATGGTGGACAAGCTGGTGGCCGAGACCAAGGGGACTATTGATCAGGTCCTAAATCTGCGGAATGGGTCTGTCATGGGGGTGGGGATCACCATGGGGGACACCGAGTATGTCCCCGGTGATCCCATTAACCGGTCGTTCGTGCTCATGACCTCGTTTGATTGCTCCTACAGTGTCATGGGCCGGGCAATTTCCCGCCGCTGGGTGTGCACAAACCAGCTGCCCAGCTCCAAGAGAATTTTCAACCTTAAACACACGGCCAACGTGGAGCTGAGGATGGAGACCGCGATGAAGATGCTCTCCTACTTGCGCCAGGAGATCAACCAGTTCGATGGCCGGATGGCCCGGTTCGTTCGCCACCGGATGACCAATGACCAGATGATGGAATGGTTCGACACCGTCATGCCCACGCCGGAGCAAACCAGCGACCGGTCCAAGTCTCGCTCCATGAACGTCAAGGCAGAGTTCATCAACCTGCTCCACACTGGCCGGGGGGTGGATCTTCCTGGGGTGCGGGGGACCGCGTATCACGCACTCAACGCCCTGACCGAGTACTGCAACCACCAGCGCACCACCAGGGTCCGCGATGGCCGGGATGAGGACGAGGTGCGTTTCGAGTCCGTGACCTTTGGTTCCGCTGATCAGCTGATGCAGCGGGGGGTGGAGGAGCTGCTTCGGCTGACCATGTAGTTTACACGGGGGTTTTGTGTAGTATCCTTTGGGGGTAAGGCTCACCTGTGGGGCCTTACCCCTTTCATATGGAGGTGTGCTATGGTTAATAGATTTGTCCCAAAGTGGCTACACTCCAGGCTGTTGGATTCAGGCTTTGCCATCGTGTTGGTCAGAACGGAAACCCGAAAGGTGATATGGGCAAACCCCACCGCGCTACGGTTTGGCGCGGTTATCGGGGAGCGGTTGATCGCAGAACTGGCTCCACAACACGAGCCCCTTTATAGGAGTGCACTCGCCCGGCTGAAGTCCGCTGGATACAGCGGGATGCTCACCATGCTGTTACGATCCCGTGGGGGGGTGTGGGGTGTATGGAGGGCAGAGGCCGGACGGGTGACAAAAAAGTACCATTACATTGTTGCCACAGTGTCCCATCCTGCTCCTGGCAGTCTGCAACCATTGCCTAACACGCTGACAAAAACCGAGTTATTGATTGCTGCTGACATACACTGTGGCCTATCCACAAAGGATATCGCATCACGCCGAGGGATGTCTGAGCGGACTGTATCAAACCACCGTTACAGCATCCGACATAAACTGCCAAACGGAACAACCCGGGCAGGATTGGAGGTCCTGTTACGCTTCTTTGAGTTCCGGGACAGGTATTAAGTACTTTTTGAGCATTGTGCAAAATTTGTAATTGTAATAGATCAGATGGGAATTTTTTTGTAAAGGGGGAGGCACTGATGCGAGGAGGATAATGCTTTAAAGGTATTACATTTAATCCAATCTCGATCTCCCATAAATGGCGTACCACATAACCGCGCAATATTGCTATTGCGTTATGGCGAAAAAGTGTTATATGTAATACATATTCCAGCTGTAGCTGGGCACTCTCGCTCGCCATAAAGGAGGATGTGAATGGAGATCAAAAGTGGGCAAAACATGGTCAGGCTGCTTACCGCAGAGGTTGGCAACATGACGCTGCTACAAGTCGGCATTCTACTGGCTGTAATGGCTGAACCCGGCATCACAATGCCTGAACTGGAGAAGAGGTTCAAAACCACCCGGGCCACGGTCAGCCGGAGCGTTGATAAGCTCCGTGAGGAGACCGTGTTCAACCCGGAGACTGGCAAACACGAGATTATGGGGTTGCTGCGAACCGATGGGTCCAGGGATGATGTTCGGATTTTTTCTGTATCACTAACCAAAAAGGGTGAGGAGCTCATGCGGAAGCTGGTGCTCCTACGCTAAGGAGGCTGGTCCTATGGTCCTTGTTACTAAAAATGGAGTGCACGTTGAAATTGTACCGGGCCGATCCATTGCGGTCGGCAAAGATGTTGAATTCCCCGACAAGTATGTCCTATGGACCGAGATGAGTGTGCCGGTGAAGGCCCGTATGGAAAAGATTGTCAAGGAAACAGGGGACCTCGCAACCGAGGTCACACTTATGCTGTAACAACCCGACCAAAAGACCACCGGGGGAGAGGAAGGTTTCTCTCCCCCGGGTTTTTTTGGGCTCATCATTACATAATCGTAAAGGAGGAAAGCGTGAAAAGATGTGCAAATTGTGAGAACGGCATCTGGACGGTTGACCACACAGACCAGTGTGCCGAGTGCTACGGGTGGTCCAAGTGGAAGATCCGCACAAGTGCTCCCACTGTGCAGGTAGAGGAGGATAGCCGTGCGCGAGAGAATTGATGATCAGCAGTATTTTGACACCAGCACTCCCGAAGGGGTGCCGGTGCGGTACCTGCACGAGGGGTGCAGCGAGAAAAAATCACCGTGCCTGGTGGTCACCCGCACCGCTGCTGGGTGGAAGTACCGGTGCCACCGATGTGGAGCATCTGGGTTTCGTGGGTTGGATGGGCTGAGCACCAGGGAGGTCGTCCAGTTTACCCAAAGGGATCACACAAGCCCTGTAGTATCAGAGGTCACACTCCCACCACCCTGCCGAGCAGAGCGTTCGATAGCCAGAACACAAGAGCATGCCATAGCCTGGCTACTCAAGTATGGTATCACAGACGCTGAGATCAACCGTTATCGGATATATTTGGCCGATAACTATCGGCTGATAATACCTGTGTTTGACAGGGATGGAAAGCCAATCTATTGGCAAGGCCGATCCTTTACTCCTGGGCATCAAAAGTGGATCAACCAACGGTCGGCCACCCGGCAAAATGTCTTCTTTCAGCCAAATAAAGAGCCCGGAACCGATGAGGTTGTCCTGGTAGAGGATATGATCAGTGCCATCAAGGTCAACCGGGTTATGGACAGTATCGGGTTGTTGGGGTCCTACGTTCCGGACCAATTGGTGATGGATCTGGCCAAAGTCTATACCACTATTTACTTGTGGCTGGACGCTGATAAGGCAAAGGAAAGTTTGGCCAGGACAAAGCGGTATCAATCCTTTGGCATTCCCGTAAAGAGGATCTACACTCCCAAGGACCCCAAGGAGTACACGGAGGAGCAGATCACAACAATCATTGATGAGGCGTAAATAATGCAAAAGCACAAGTTGATTGAAAGATGAGGTGTAAATAATGCAAAAGCACGAACTGATTGAAAGGTTGGGGTTGCCTGGGGAGCTGATCATGTTCGCCCCATTTGGGTCTCACCTGTATGGCACAGATACCCCTGCATCGGATCGAGATTTCAAGGGGGTATACATGCCTACAGTGCAGCAGATCCTGACCGGCAAGATCCCACGGACTTACTCGTGGGGGAGCAAGAAGTCCACGGCAGAGGGAGCCAAGAATGCCCCGGATGACATCGACATCGAGGTGTACAGCTTGCACTATTTTCTCCACCTGCTCTGCCAGGGGGATACCGTGTCCATGGATATGATTCACATCAAACCGGGCCAGTGCAATGTGTCCACCCCCATTTGGGAGATCCTGCATGCCAACCGTTCCAAGGCATACAGCACAGACATGAGGGCGTTTGTAGGGTATGCCCGGAAACAAGCGGCAAAGTATGGCATCAAGGGTTCTCGACTGGATGCCATTGATCGGGTTATCTCTTTTTTAAAGGAGGTTGAAAAAGCACATGGAGGGAATTCCCCTAAACTTGGTGATGTTTGGAATTATCTTCCTGGAGGTGATCATCTGCATAAGGTTGATCCATCAGATCTCAACCCTCATCGAACGTTTGAAGTCTGCGGTAAGAGATTTCACGAAACGATTCGAGTATCTGAAATACTCCGATCCCTGGAGAGAGTACAAGAGGGCTATGGGCACCGGGCGAAGTTGGCAAAAGCGAACCAGGGGATTGACTGGAAAGCGGTAAGTCATGCGTTTCGGGCTGCCAGGCAGATGGAGGAAATTTTTAAAACGGGTGACCTGGTGTACCCACTATGGGATAGCACCACCCTGCGGAAAATTAAGGCAGGTGAGATGGACTTTATTACCGAGGTTGCCCCGGCTTTGGAGTCGTTGATGGACCAGGTTGAGGTCCTGGCCACAGCCTCTCTTTTGCCCAAGCATATTGATCAGGGGTACTGGGATGAGATGCTGGCGCGGATCATCCTCAAGGAAATTTTACGCTCACAAGATCATTAACAACTTTATCCCTTAAGGGATAAATATCTTACTATTATCTTACTATGAAAGGAGCATTTTTATGGACAGTATGATTTATGAGGGGTTCGAGATTCAGTTCCAGCAGGGTACAAAAATGGTCAACCTAACCAACATGTGGAGGGCCTGGCAGCGGGATGAACCGGATGCCGGGGTGATTCTGGCAAGAAAGCCTACCTTCTGGTTACGCCAACAGGATACTGTTCGATTTATCAAGGCCAACGCTAAAAAGTTGAAAGTTGATCCACAATCAACTTTGAAAACAGCCATGGGCAGGTGGGGGGGCACCTGGGCTCACTGGCAGATTGCCCTTGCCTATGCCAAGTACCTCAGCCCTGAGTTCCACATCTGGGCAAACCAGGTGATCAAGGAACGGTTCGAGGAGATGGCCAACCCGGACCTGGGCCTCACTCGCGCCCAGGAAAGAGCCCAGGAGTTTTACCGCAAGCAGGGTCGTCCAGAGGACTGGATCTATAACCGGATCATCAGCACCATTGGCAGAAACCGGTTCACCTCTATGATCGGACGCAACGGTGCCTTTGGTGCAGCGTGGAGGTATGCCACTGCAACCAACATCACCTACCTTGCCTTATTCGGCAAGACAGCTGAAAAGCTCAAAGAGGATCTTGGGGTTGACAACTTGCGTGACAACTTTGACAACATCACCCTGTCAGCCATCAACTTCATCGAGGAGATGGTGTCCACCAAGCTGGACGATGCCTACAAAGCCTCGGGCAAGAGGGCCGCGTGGAGTCTCACCACTGAGATGATCAAGATGGTGTCCGAGCTGGTGGTCAAGATGTCCAGGACTATGGGCTTGAGGGTGTTTTTACCCAAGCCCATCACCCAAAAGGCTGCTTAGTCCATTGACAATTACGAAATCGTAATTATAATAGGGTTAAGGAGGGGATATTTTTTTGAATTCACCGTTACGAACTCTTAATGCTGATCCAAAGGAGAACCATGACCGATATCTATTTGAACCGAACCGTTGACGTGTGCAACCTGTGCACCAATCGCAATTGCACCGTTATCCGAGCCGAGGTGACCAAGGATGGTCATATCGAGCTGCGGGAAAGACCTCCAGCCAATATGGTGCGGGGGTGCAACAAGTACCAGTCGGGCCGGGCAATGTTCAGGCCACTTTACGCCGAGCTCGCCCAGCCCCTGATCAACCGCTTGTACGCGATAGTCAAGTGGCAACCCAAAAAACACCGGCATCTAAAGCGGGAGGTAAAGGAGGGGACAAAGTAAGAGTTGAATTCCCACATTTTGTGCCTCAAGGGGCTGTTACACCGGGGGGCGTACATCAAGTACGCCCCGATGCTCCTTGAATTCGACAGTCTGGAACGTGAGCACAAGCAGATCCTCCAGGCCATAAAGGGATATTATGAACAGTTCCCGGGCCACGAGGCAATAACCCCGGATGAGCTACAAATCTTTTTCCATCAGGAAAACCCAGTGATCAAAGACACTGGGGTCTACGATATCCTGTTCGACCAAATCCGAAGCATCAATATTGACAACAGCGCTCTGCTGGACACTGCCCTGAAGCGGGTTACGGACTTTCATTATTCCACCAAAGCCATGGGAGAGCTGGTCAAGTTTTTAAATGCTGGGGGTAAGGCCGGAATCGAGACAATCCTACCACTGATCGATGAGTACCGGTCAGTGGTCTCCGCTGTCGGAGAAGAAAACCCCGATGAGTGCATAACCCCTCTACGGCAGATCATCGAGGATATAAAACGGGACGGTCTCGACTGGAGTTTGGACTTCCTCAACAGTGCGATCGGGCCTGTCTACCCGGGGACATTGGGTCACATTCTGGCCCGTCCTGAGGTCGGCAAGACTGCATTTTGTGTCTCACAGGCATCCTTTTTTGCCTACCAGTTACGCAAGACGAACGAAAAGGTCCTCTTCCTTTCCAATGAAGAGGGTGTGAACCGAACCAGGGCGAGAGCCTATGCCTCGTTGATTGGCCTTCCTGTTGATACTTTACTGCAAGACAAGGAAGACCAGTACGAGCAGCTATATTTAGAAAAGGGAGGAAAGAACCTCGTCTTTGTGGGGGAAGTTGGAACCCTGGCCAAGGTTGAACAGAACATTGCCAGGTATAAGCCACGGGTGGTGATCGTTGATCAAGGCCCGAAGGTCTCACTCCCAGGCAACTACTCCAGCGTTGAAGCACGGCAGCTTGTCTACAATGCTTATCGGACCATGGCCAGCAGAAACAGGCTGGTGTTTATCACGGTTGGGCAAGCGGACAGCGCAGCAGAAAACAAGAAGTGGCTCACCTATAACCACATCGATGGAAGTAAAGTCGGGATACCTGGAGAGTGTGACTACATCATCGGGATTGGGCGATCAGAAGAAAAAGAAGATCATCGATATTTTTGCATTAGCAAAAATAAACTTGGAATCAAGCTCGGCAGGTATCCTGCCAAGATTGACCCACTAAAAAATCGTTACATTCAAATATAAAAGGAGAAGAAAATGATAAAGAATGGGTCACTGGTAAGAATCAAAGATAAAACGGTTGGGAAACACATATGTTCGGCTGAACATAATATTGGGGATGTAGTGACTGTTCAACGGTGCATCGAGGATGGCTATTACTCTCCTAATAATGGAAGCGACTACTACAACGAGCATGACCTGGAAGTTGTGTCTTCGCCCATCAGCGTTGGAGACCGTGTCCGTGTCAAGGCCGGAGTGAGGCCCTCTCTTGACTGGGGAGCGGTTAAGCCGGGGGATATTGGAACTGTTACCAGCATCGAGGGCAACATGGTGGAGGTTTCTTGGGCATGTCAGAGTGTTTGGTATGCTCCCGCCGATGAGCTTGAGGTTGTCAATGTCACATTATCGGAGACCCCTCACCCTTTCAAAGTCGGGGATAAAGTTCGGGTCAAAGAGAGTGTGACCTCCCCAGCCCGTGGTTGGGGATATGTCAAACATGGTGATGTTGGCACTATCGCCAGTCTCCACACCAATCAGATAGTGGTAGACTTTCCAAATCACAAAGGCTGGCAAGCAATTGCCAGTGAACTCGAAAAGGTGTCTTCCGATTCTCTTGCAGAACCTCCCCATGCCACCCGGGAGTATGTCACTTTTGAAACCATTATCGGCAAGAATGGGCAACCCAAAGGGGTGATCTGCAAGCTCAAGTCAACTGATGGAAAGTTCCACATCGGGGTCAGCAAGTGCAACAAGGATGCAGGTGATATCTTCCTGCGGAAGGTTGGCCGTGCCGAGGCTCGCCGCCGTGCTGAGTTCGCCCGGGACACTCACACCACAGCATACTTTAAAAACGGGGGTGTGTGCATGGCTTACGATTTTCAGGAGGCTGAAAAGGATGATCAATAGAATTTTGCTCGATCTGGATGGTGTTGTGATTGACTACTGTGGCGCAGTCATCAAGTACTTTGATCTTGGTGTACTGGATAACTCGCTGCTTGAATACAACTCCATTGAAAAGATCTACATGGAAAAGACCGGGGATACCCGGTCAGGGTTCTGGAAACGTCAGGGGGAGGATTTTTGGATGAGTCTGCCCATGTACCCATGGGCTGAAGAGTTGCTGGAGATGCTCAAGCCATACAAGCCGATCATCGCAACGGCACCAACTCTGAACAATGCCGGGTGGAGGCAGCACTGGATCATGAAAAACATGCCCGACTACTTTCATGACAAGAGATATCTGATCGGTCCTGCAAAGTGGGCGGCAGCTTCCAGATCCACCCTGCTTATTGATGATAAGCCTGGCAACCTTGAGGCATTCACCAAGGCCGGTGGTCATGTCTTGATGTTTCCTCAACCCTGGAACGTGGGCACGGCAGCCCTAAAGAAAGACCGGTTTGAGTGGTTCAAGACCGCGTTTGAATTCTACAAGGATTGTCCAGGTATTGAGATGCCATGATAACTCTGGCACTTGACGTGGAGACCAGCAAGATTCCACGTTTCCGACCATGGCATCCAGGGTCGTTTCTTGTGAGTGTGGGTATGGCATGGGAAGACAAGCGGGTGAAGACCTGGACGCTTAACCACAAGGAAGCCCAGGGGGTAAACCAACGGCAAGTCCTTGCCGAGATCCAAAGTGAGCTGGATAAGGCCCACAGGATTGTGGGCCACAATCTCAAGTTTGACCTGCAGTGGTTGCGTCATGCTGGCTTGAGAGTGGATCGCCAAAAGTTTTACTGCACCCAGGTAGCTGAATACTTAATTCAAGGGCAAGCCAAGGTCAGTTATCACTTGGCTGATGTTTGCCTAAGGTACAGTATCACGCCAAAGATCGACAGGGTGAAGATCTTTTGGGATGCCGGGTACGAGACAGACGAAATCCCTCTATCTGTTCTGACCCCGTACCTTGAGCAAGATTGCATCAACTCTCTGGTCCTTTACCAGCGTCAAGTCCCCATTATTTCCAAGTGGAAGATGCAACGGATTGTAGCCCTCCAGATGGACCTGATGAATATCCTTTCAGAGATGGAGAGTGCAGGTGCCTTGGTCGATGTGGAAAAAGCCAATGCACTTCATAGTTCCCTGGAAGAAAAGATCCACACACTGGAGGTTGAGTTAAAGCTTGAGATAGGCCGCGATGATCTGAACCTGGGGAGCACTAACGAGTTGTCTGCTGCCTTGTATGGGGGAGTGATCAAGCGGGAGTACCTGGAGTCCTACCAGACAACCCACAATGTCACCAAGCGGGAAGCATACCCCTTTACCTATGCTGATCCTAAAAAGGGAACGACTGTCAAGTGGAGAAATGTAGTTGTCCAAGAACCAATAACCAAAACCCGTAGGGCAATTCAGGAGATTGAGTTGCCCCGCATATTTAAACCAATCGACAACACTGAGTTAGAGAAAGGAGGCTTTTATAGCACAGACAAAAACACACTCTCACAATTAAAGGGTGAGACCGACAGACAGAAGAAGATCTTGACCCTGCTCAAGGAGCACAGCACAGCATCAAAGGCAGCTGAGACCTTTAGGGGGGATCAGGATGACTCTGGAATTTTGGGCAAACTGATGCCGGATCATCGAGTGCACCCGAGCTTTAACCAGACGGTTACTGCAACCGGTCGCTTGAGTTCGAGCAACCCCAACGGCCAGAACTGGCCACGGAAGGGCACTTCCCCCGTCAAGACGATCTTTGTTCCTCGATTCGATCTTATTGGTAACGGGGATTTAAGCCAACTTGAGTGGCGTGTTGCAGCCTGGATGTCCCAGGACCCTGTAGCTATGCAAGAAATCATCGACAACGTTGATTACCATAGGGATAACGCCATCCAGTTCTTTGGTGCCAATCCAAAGCTTGACAACGATCACCCAAAGTTCAAGCCCATTCGAACTGTTGCAAAGGTGTTCGGGTTCAGGTTGCTTTACGGTGGGTCTGCTTACGGGATGTACATGGATCAGACCATGCCCAACTTTTCCCTGCCAAAGTGGGTTCGAATTGTTCAAGGGTATTATGAGAAGTATCAGGTCCTGCAGCAGTGGCAGCAAGACAACATTGAGCTGGTAGAGAAACAAGGTGGGTGGCTCCAAACGCCGTCCGGTCGCAAGCTGGTGTTTCCCAGGCTTGCAAACGCAGACCGGGACGGGAATGTTTACAGCATAACCGCTATTAAAAACTACCCGGTTCAAAGCTTCGCCACGGCTGACATCACTCCCCTGGCAATGGTGGTTATCAAGAAACGGATGCGACAGGCTGGTTGCCAATCCCTTTTATTTCTTCAGGTTCACGATTCCATCGTGTTCGACCTGGTCAAGGACGAGGTTGATACTGTAGCCGATATCACTGTCAACACGTTTCGAGATCTGCCGAAGCTGATGCACAGCTTCTGGGGGATTAACTTTAACCTTCCGCTGGGAGGGGAATTTGAAATTGGCCCCAATTATGGGGAATTAAAACGCATAAGATAGGAGAGATATGTCCGATGTAAGAAGCGGTTCCTTCGTAAAAAACAGCCTCACCGGGTCAGGTGAGAAGAATGGTAGAAAGTGGTACCGGTACGCTATCACCATTGAGTACACTTCCGGGAAACAGTTCAGCATTCCGTATTTCCACAGCGCCAAAGAGGTAGCTTCCATCGCCAAAACTTTGCAGCCTGGAACACCGATCGAAATCACCCTGGATGAAAAGAATAACGCATCTGTTATCACGGTGACTGGTTCTGCTCCTCCAGGTGCCACGCAAAGTCAGCCGGAGAGTGCCACACCCCCAATCCCTGGCACGGGATTCACTCCCAAGAGTACGACAAAGGCGGCCAGTGTCCCTGCCAGTGCCCTTACAGATGAAGACTATCGCTCTGCAGCGTTGGGTATTGCTGTACGACACTATGGGAATGTCATGGCCAACTCGGACAAGCTTGCCAAGCTGGTCAAAAAGAGTGAGACCCTTGAGAACCTTGAGATTGCACTCTTTGAGTTTGCAACCAAGGCGCTCAGCTTTATCAAGGGCACCTTAAAGGTTGGGAATCCCAAATCCTCTACCGAGGATGTTGGGCCTGGAGCAAATCTGGATCAACCGGATGTCCCGGCTGGTTCGTCTGATGATGATGATGTCCCCTTTTAGTTGGGGGATGAAAAGGAGGGCTATAAAATGAAGTTGTCTGTTCTTGCAGAGATCGTCGGGTTTTTTATTGGGGTTATTGGGTTTGGGTATGGAATATTCAGTTTGATTGAGACCTACAGCTACCCTTTAATTATACTTGCAGCTGTTCTAACCTGCATCGGGTTGCTGTACTTTTTTAAGTGGAGTAAAGCCATATTCCGCAAACTCAATATTGATATCTAACAATGGCAATATTTTTTTGTTCTTACCATTAAGATATCGTAACACTAACTATGCCGGGGGGTCACACCCCCGGCCAACCTATCGAAAGGAAATATGGACAATATAATTCCGATTCGAGCTGCATTTGATGCCTACTCCAACTGGGGAGGGCTTTATATCCGGGGGGGTAATTACTCTGTTACTGAGCTCCTCGATGCACCACGGATCATCCATCTAAAAAATAGGCACAAAGATGAGCTTCCACTGCAAAGGGTGACTGACATGCTCTCTGCCTTCCAGGGAAACGCCTGGCATTTAATGCTCGACAAGTACTTGCGAGCGGCTAACAACAAGGACGAGTATCGTAATACCTTTCTCACTGAGGCAAAGTTCTGGGAGCGGATCGAAGATCGAAAGATTGCTGGTAAGCTTGACTGCTATCACGCACCAACAAAAACGATCTACGATTACAAGGTCACCTCAACGTACAAGGCGATGTTCGGTGACTATGAAAGTTATGAGGTTCAGCTTAATGTCTATGCCTGGTTTCTAAGGATTAATGGATTACAGGTGGACAACCTTATCATCATCTGTATCCACCCGGGCTGGAATAAGTTCGATGCTGCCAAAGATCCCAAGTACCCACAACAGCCCATCCATGAGGTCAAGATCCCCCTGTGGAGCACTGAGCAGCAAGCTAAGCTCGTCCGTGAACGGGTGATCAGGTTGCGAGATTCCGAGACCATGGCTGATCACGAGCTCCCCTTGTGCACGGACGGGGACATGTGGGTGAAACCCGCCAAGTTAGCCATCATGGAGGTAGGTAAAAAGAGGGCATCCCGTGTGCTCGGAACGCAAGCAGAGGTTGAAAAGTATATCAAGTGGAGAGAGGACAAGGGTAATCCTCTTGGAAAGTACACTGTTGAAAAGAGGGAAGCGGAGCGCACTCGATGTCTCAACTATTGCCCCGTCTCTGCCTTTTGTAATCAGTATGCTGAATACTTGATTGAAAGGGGAGAAGATTAAAGATGAAGCAATGTGTCGAGTGTGGAAAGCAATTCACTCCCGAGCACAATAAGCAAGCTGTGTGTTGTGCTGCTTGTCTTGTGCAGGTGTGGAGTAAATATCCAAAGAGTAAGAGAAGTAAAGCCAACGCTAAAAGATTGGCCTTGACCATTGGCCTTCGGTCAATGGGTGAAGTAAAGTTCGCCGCCCAGCTGGATGAATGCAAAGTGGAGTATGAGTATGAGCCAGAGTCTTTTACTTGGACACCGGCCAAGCGCAAGTACACTCCAGACTTTCGAATTAAGAAACGAAAGAAGGGGAGCAGTGTGTACATGTTCATTGAGTATAAGGGAAATTTTCAGGGACCTGATCGAACAAAGCTCATCAAGATAAAAGAGGAGCATCCGGACCTGGATATACGCTTGGTGTTTGAACGAGCAACAAACAAACTGAACCGGGCCAGTCATACCACCTATGGAGACTGGGCTGATAAGCATGGGTTCCCTTGGGCTGAAAAGGAATTCCCAGCAGAATGGAGGAAAGAGTAGTGGATGTCCATTTTAAAAAGCTCGATCCAGCTGCAATTATCCCTAACTACAAAACGGCAGGGGCAGCAGGGTTTGATTTTCATGCCTTGGAAAGAGCTATCATTTATCCTGGCAAGGTGACTCCAGTTCGAACTGGGTTGGCTGTACAGCTGCCACCGGGCACAGTGCTTTTGATAACCCCTCGGTCGGGGTATTCACTTAACCACCCAACCTATATCAGCAATGCCCCTGGTGTAGTAGATGAGGATTATCGAGGTGAGATTAAGATCCTCACTGTGGCATGGAATGAAAAAATCTTTATTGAATCTGGCGAACGTTTTGCACAGGGGGTCATTGTTCCTTATGCACGATGTTCAATTATTGAATCAACACATTTAAAGGAAACAGAGCGTGGATCTGGCGGTTTTGGAAGCACAGGTCGATAAGATAACCGAGATAGCTGATACTCTTCGAATGAAATCAAATCATGACCCTTATTCTGATGATCTTGAAGCTATCGCTGATGAACTGCAAGAAATTGCAGGGGTTATTCAAAGAGAGGTGGAGTGATGCGGGGAAAGCTTGCCAAAGTTATTCGAAAGGCAGCGTACCGAGGGACTCCTTCCAAGGGGAAGCGAGTCTACTCCACTGCTGCGAATGGCCAGGTTGTTGTTATCGGCCCTCGATGGGATTACCAGCATCTGAAAGATGCAATCAAAAAATTGAAGATGAAAGGAGCAACAAAGCATGTTCGTAAAAACATATGATTCAATCATTAAAAACTTCACCACCCTCAAGAAGGATCTTGAACAGTTGCATGAGAGAAAGGCTTTTGAACGCCAGCTCCTGGAATGCAAGATAGCTGATTTAAAGGGTGAACTGACGAAAGTTATTGGCACCCTGGGTGCTATTAAATCGATTTTCCCAGGGAATTAACGATGTTTGAATCCCAATATCAAGAGTTCATCGTCACCCGAAGTTATTGCCGGTGGTCTGATGAGCTCGGGCGGCGGGAGATCTGGCCTGAACCAGTCTCCCGCTACATCGACTTCTTTGCCCCTCGGATTCCGGCATCCCACCGGGCAAAGTTTATCCAGGCAGCCAACGCTATTTCAGAGCTTAAGATTATGCCAAGCATGCGAGCTCTGTGGACTGCAGGTCCTGCCCTGGAGCGTGACAACATTGCCGGGTACAACTGTGCCTATCTGCCTATTGATTCAGTACGAGCGTTTGCTGAAATCCTGCACATCCTTATGAATGGGACCGGGGTTGGATGGAGTGTAGAATATACACACGTCAATGAACTCCCCAAGGTACCTGCTCAGTTCGAAAAGGTGGGCCGGGTCATTGTGTTTGCAGATAGCAAAAGAGGATGGGCTGAGGGGTTACTCAAGTGGCTCAACAGCCTCTTCCGGGGGGAGATCCCCCAGTATGATCTGTCCAAGATCAGACCCAAAGGGGCTCCACTCAAGACCTTTGGTGGCAGGGCCAGTGGTCCCGATCCTTTGAAAAAGCTGCTGGACTTTTGCCATTACACCCTCACCAATGCAGCCGGAAGGCAACTCACTCCCCTGGAGTGTCACGACATTGCCTGTATGGTTGCAGATAGTGTTGTTGTCGGGGGTGTTCGCCGGTCAGCTGGGATCAGTCTGTCAGATCTTCACAGTGAAATGGACAAGGCCAAGATGGGTGCCTTCCCTGATATCCGTTGGAGGGCCAACATCAGTGTCGCCTATGAACGAAAGCCCAGCATGTTGGAGTTCATGGACGAGTGGTACAACCTGATCCTCAGCCGGGCAGGTGAGCGAGGGATCTTTAACCGGCAAGCGGCAGAGTTCACCGTGGCGGCTACCGGTCGTCGAGAAGTTGGGTACGATTGGGGGCTCAACCCTTGTGGGGAGATCATCCTTCGTCCATTTGAATTTTGTAACCTAACTGAGGTCATCATTCGGTACGATGACAAACCAGAGGATCTGTGTGCAAAGGTTCGCTGGGCCACAGTCCTTGGTGTCCTTCAAAGTACACTGACCAAGTTCCAATTCATCAACCAGAGCTGGCGTAAGAACTGTGAGGAGGAACGACTTTTGGGAGTGAGTCTCACAGGGCTTATGGATCATCCAGTTCTTAACCGGGTCAACTCTGAGTCAAAGCGTATCTTGACCCAAATGAAAGAGGAGGCAATTGAAACAGCAAAAGAGTGGAGTTCCGTACTTGGAATTCCGATGCCGAAAGCAATTACATGTGTCAAGCCGAGTGGAACTGTATCCCAGTTGGTCAATTCGTCTTCAGGGATTCATCCACGATTTTCTCCGTTTTATATTCGGCGGGTTGAGGTCGCATCAACTGATCCTTTAGCAAAGATGCTGATTGATCAGGGGGTCCCACACCAAAAGATTCCCGGGGGCGATGGGTGGAAGTTTGAATTCCCTATCAAGTCCCCTGAAACATCCAAGACAAACGATGAGATGAGTGCACTCCGGCAGCTGGAGTACTGGCTGATGCTGAAGCAGACCTGGTGTGAGCACAACCCATCGTGCACGATCTATGTCAAGGATAGTGAGTGGATGGAAGTTGGAGCGTGGGTGTATAAAAATTGGAACAGTGTTTGTGGTCTGACCTTCTTCCCTAAAGATGACACGATTTATGAACTGCCACCTTATGAGGAGATCGATGAAGATACCTACAACAATCTATGCAGGGCTTTTCCTGTTATTGATTTCGCTCAGCTGGCTTCTTATGAGAAGCGAGATCAGACATGTGGATCAGGAGAGCTGGCATGTGCCGGAGGAGCTTGCGAATTATGATGAACACCAACAAACCATCTTTTGGGTAGAAAGGGGGGAAGTGATCGATAAATCTCAACTCCGCGAGTTGATCCAGGATGTCTTGGTGTACCTTAACCCAGATGTCCCGTACACTGCGGATGCCGTCGAACTGCTGATGCTCACAGCAGCACAAGAGTCAAAGATGGGGACCTACCTGAAACAGATTAAAGGTCCCGCCATGGGGATATTCCAGATGGAACCAGCAACCGAGCAAGACATCTGGAATAATTTCCTGCGGCACAACTCCGCACTCGAAAAAAAGATGCAAAGGTTTCGAAGTTACACCTTTTCGACAAGCACGAATGGGGACCAGTTGCTTCAGCCAATGCACTACAACCTGGCGTATCAGATTGCCATGGCACGGGTGCATTATTGGCGTAAAGTAGAACAGTTACCATCCTTGAAAAACGTGTTGGCGATGGCAACTTACTGGAAAAACCATTACAACACTTCGCTTGGGAAAGGTACCGTCGAGGAAGCAATTAAAAACTATAACAATTACGCAGTATGAAAGGAGATCTAAAATGGATTTAGACGTTTTTGAAAAACTTGAATGCATGAAGAAGGAGATGGATACCTTGGATGAGTTCCGCATTGCTATGATGGCAGTGTACGGTTCTGTTTCCAAGCAAAAAGAGATCTGTCCTGCCCCCTCCCTCTGGGGGCTCTTTACCCTCAGTACCATAGTTTTTGGTATTAGGATGGGGTACACCAACGGCTTAGCCTTGATCGAAGAGATTACTGACATTTGTGAAATTATTGGGATTGATGCTGAGCCCATCATCAATGAAATAAAAGAAGCAGTCGCTGACCGAGATCAAGATCAGCGTATCGCCGCCAAAAAGGAGACCGCGTAATTGTTTATCATCGGCCTTGCCGGTAAAGCTCGCAGTGGAAAGGATACCTGCGCTTCATTCTTTATGAAGCGCGGGTTCCACCGCTATGCCTTTGCCGATCCGATTAAAAGCACGGTCAACCCACTGTTCGGGTGGGATGATCGTCACGGGTTCGGGGAACTTAAAGAGGTCGTTGATCCTTTCTGGGGAGTGAGCCCCAGGTATGTGTACCAAAAGTTCGGTACTGAGTTTGCCCGGGAGACGGTTCGAGATGACTTCTGGTTGCGTGTTGCTTTCCTTAAGCTAAGGGACATCCCGCTGGTAGTTATTCCAGATGTTCGATTCAACAACGAGGCTGAATGGGTGCGCCAGCATGGGGTCTTATTTCATGTGTACCGGGATGGTGTACCTGATATCCTGGCACATAAGAGTGAGGCTGGGGTTGAGCGAAAGCCCGAGGACTTCCGGATCTTGAATCAAGGGGCACTCGATGACCTGGAGCTGGAGTTGATAAGGATCAACATTGATATTATTCAACCTAAAATAAAGGAGCTGTGATGTTCAAATATGATAGTGGTCCTGGTGTTCCGTTGTGTTCGTGGATTCCAATTGAGACACTCGATCAAGCCACGATCGAGCAGGTGCAAAATTTAAGACAACACCCCGCAGCTTTCCACCACGTTGCCCTGATGCCAGATGCTCACGCTGGATACGGGATGCCTATCGGTGGAGTGGCAGCGCTCAAGGATGCCATAAGTCCAAACATGGTGGGCAGTGATATAGGGTGTGGGATGAGCGTGATTCAAACCAACTGTCCAGCCTCTCTTGTGGACAACAAGCTCATGCACACTATGTTCTCAACCGTTGCAGCCATGGTGCCAGCCGGAAACGGGGTGTATCTGAGTACCCCTTACAACTGGGCTACCATGGACGAGTACACCGAAGTGGTCAAGCAAAACCTACCAGGATGGCTGACCGAAAGAAATTGGGACCGGGTTGTTGCAAGTCTTGGGACCCTGGGGGGTGGCAACCACTTTATGGAAATCCAACGGGGAACCGATGACAGGGTCTACCTGATGATCCATACCGGGTCACGTGGGCTGGGAGCGGCAATCCACTCCCATTATCAAAAGTTGGCCAAGGCTGGAAAGGGGGTAAACGATCCCCCTGGGTTGGAGTCACTCGCCACCAGCTCTTTGTGGGGGCAAGAATATCTCCGGGATATGAACTTTGCCCTGGCCTATGCCCATGAAAACCGGCGTATCATCATGGAGCAGTTCGAACGGGCTTTTTTTAGGGCATTATCGTTACGAAAGTGCAACGATATTCGAGTGCTCACCCGGATTGATATCCATCATAACTATGCTGCATCTGAGTTCCACTTTGGCCAGAATGTCTGGGTGCACCGCAAAGGGGCAACCAGTGCAAACAATACCCAGCTGGGAGTGATACCCGGGTCGATGGGCTCGCCCAGCTACATTGTCCTTGGTCGAGCGGATGCAATGTCCTTTCGATCTTGTAGCCATGGTGCTGGGCGAACGATGTCCAGAACGGCAGCCAAGGAAAAGATCACGCCTGAGCAAATGAAAGCAGCAATGCACGGGATCTTCACCTTCAACAGCCCGGGATTGGATGAAGCTCCTCAAGCGTACAAGGAGATCGCTGGAGTAATCGAAGCACAAGCTGGCTTGCTTAAGGTGATCATGATTTTAACCCCAATGGGAGTGTATAAAGGATGATTCAAGATACGTCTGAGGTATGCCCGGAAAAGAAGAGGAGGGGGCGTAAAATAAAAGAAAATTTAGTCGGGAAAACGTTTGGGAGATTAACTGTCATTAAATCCGTTTTCTTACCACCAACCAGGGGTACAAATAGAACCTATTGGGAGTGTTTGTGTACATGTGGAAATACAGCCTTATATCTGACGAGAGAGTTGAATATAGGAAGTGTAAAAAGTTGTGGTTGTCTATTGAGATCCTCTGGTGGATTGACAACAAAATATCCTCGTGAGTACCAGACATTTAGGAACATGAGGGCTCGGTGCAATGATCCAAATAATCCATCTTATCCATACTACGGAGGAAGAGGAATTAAGGTTGACCCATGCTGGGATGATGATGCCTTCTTTCCTGTATTCTTAAATTACATGGGAAAGAAAACCAGTGATGATTTGAGCATTGATAGACCTGATAATAATAAAAACTACGGCCCCGGGAATGCTCGATGGGCGACATCTGCAGAGCAAGAGCTCAATAAACGAAATACTGCATGGGTTGAAGACCCTTTCGACGGGGAGCGTTTATGTAAAACTCACGTCGCACTGAAGTACAAGATAAACAGAACGACATTGAATGGCAGGTTAAAATGCGGTTTGTCTTTGAAAGAGGCTCTTACAAAACCATTAGGAAAGCATGTAAGGAAAAAATGAACAGCACAGAAGTAATCCGACAGAGGTCGGATAAACTGGCCCGACAGGTGTACGGGTTTACTCTTGATCCAGACACCTGCGAGCTGGTTCTCGACAGGTATGAGTATCAGGAACGACTGTCCCACCAGAAGCGATGGGCCACACTCCAACAGTGGCATCGTAACTTGATCGACATGTTCAAAGGCGGGATTGATCTTTCCCAAGTTCCACTCGATCAGATGATCATTGAAGCAGCCAAACGAAACTTTATCAAAACACTGCGGGTTGTAAAAACCCCAACAGAACAAAAGGAGAATGATACAGAATGAACATGAATGTAAGTGTTATTGAAACTGCGGGAGTGGGTCACGCTCTTGTCGGAATTGGTCTAAGCCATGGCATCTTTAATTACGAAGATATTGCGACCGGCAACAGAGAAAAGATTGAAGCGGTGGTTGACAGGGTCGTAAGACGAGCCGATGCCCTGGCCCCACTTGACGGGGGGCACAACAAGTATCTTGAGTCCATCATTTCTTGGGTGCTTATCAAAGCCCCTCGGTATTGGTGGCAAGAGATGGATACCTATCGTCATCTGTCTAAACAGAGTGGGTCCACCATGCACACGATCACTAAACGTCTTCTTACACAAGATGACTTTGTTGAGCCAATCTATACGAGCACTCTGGTGGAATTGAACAATTACATTAGCGTGTATCAGATGGCAACAGACACGGCTGTAAAAGAGCGGCTGTTTAGGGGGATTAAAGCAAACCTTCCCGAGGGGTTCTTGCAAACTCGCATGGTGCGGCTGGACATGATGTCTCTTCGCAACATCTACCGGCAACGATGCAACCATAGGCTGGAGGAATGGAAGTTCTTTTTATCCTCCATCAAGGAGCAACTCCCGGGGAGGCTCTGGAGTAACGTGACATCTGGGATAAATAAGGGGGGAGAAGATGGATCTGACACCGGAAAATAAAGCCAAGATCGACGCGATGACCGTAATGCAACTGCTTGATCGAGTGAGGTTCGCCCCCGTGGGCGACCCATGGTTTCAAGGAGAAACCGGCGAGTACTGGTTAAGCCGGTTGAATGCACTGCGAGCAATGGACCCCATGGCATACGTTGCCGCCTCAAAAGCATTAGGATGGGGGAATCGATGAGCAGTGAATATGGTCAGCTACCCGTAGATATCGATGAGTACCTGTGGCTTAAGTGGTTAGCCAAGAACGTGGACTTTGGCCCAGCACATTATGATGTAATGCTCGGGCTGCAGAAACGATATGAAGAAGAGACCGGCAACACTGTGCCGGAGAAATGGAGAGAGAAATGATTTGTGAAAAATGCAAGGAAGAAATTGTTCAAAAGATTATTGTAGTGGTGGACCGGAGTGGTTCGATGCACGGAATTGAGAAGGATGTTATCGGAGGGTTCAACTCTTTTCTGGCTCAACAAAAAGCCTTGCCGGGTGAGCCTACACTTACCTTGATCTTATTTGATCATGAGTACCAGGTGGTCCACCAGGACGCACCCCTGAGTAAGGTTCCGGATCTTACCAACCTTACCTATGTCCCTCGGGGGGCTACTGCTTTATATGATGCCATTGGCATGGCAATCACCTCGGCAGCAGATGCCAGCAAAGTCATCGTGGCAATCATGACAGATGGTTTTGAGAATGCTTCAAAGGAGTGGAGTAGGGAAAAGGTGTTTGATAAGATCAAGGATCTGGAGGGTCAGAAAGGGTGGGAGTTCATTTATCTTGGTGCAAACCAGGATGCTATGGCTGTAGGCACCAGCATGGGAATGAAGGCAATCAATACTGTGTCCTTTGATGCAACAACAAAAGGGGTTTCTGGTATGTACACCAGTATGTGCAACACCGTCAACCAATACCGTTCCAATTTTACGGAGGAATAGAAATGAGATTGCTGGTAACCGTGGGACTTCCCCGAAGTGGGAAGTCCACCTGGGCAAAAGGACGAGGTATCCCAGAGTATTCCACATCCAATCGTATGAAGAGGAGGGCATAAAAGAATGGCTGTAAAGCACATGATCAAAAATTGGGAAGGGGAGTTGAGGGAGGTGTCCCTCACTCCCATCAAGGCGATCCGAGAGAACTGTTTGGAGTGTGCAAACTGGAGGCACAAGGAAATTACCCTTTGTCCGATTCCATACTGCCCTCTTTACCCGTTCCGATTTGGAACCAACCCCGCTCGAAAAGGAGTTGGGGGTGGATTTAAAAAATCAAAAGCAAAGGAGGAAGACATTGGCAAAGAAGGTAAGTGAACTTGAACCCACGGAAGAGTCCAAAGGCTATCAAGAAATTACCAGCACTGCTTCCCTTGTGGGAACCAATGTGCGCTATGATGATGGTCCTGGTAATCGGTTTGGTCCCAACCATGCCCAGACCGTGGGAGTGTGTGCCAAGTGTAGCCATTATGAGTATGCCGAGGATGACATGCACCAAATTGTTTATGCCAGCTGTAGCATGTACAACGTGAAGCTGGGCCGACACCGCATCGCGGACTGCTCTAATTTCAACAAAAAGGGAGACCTCAGCTTGCGGGATATGTGGGCTATCGCCACCCTGATCGACGGGGATGTCAAGAACAAGATCGGATTTGGAGGTGGCAAATGAGTGATACATACATTGCTTTCCCCAAGATCGCACGGCTCAGGCGCGATATCATTGTGACGGAAAAGATTGATGGCACCAACGGCCAGATCTTTATCTGGGATGAGTTGGGCATCAATCCTGACACAGACAATCTATTTGGGACCCCACCTGATGGGGTCCCGTGGCTGTGTGATGAGAATGGTATTCACCTGGCAGCTGGGAGTAAGTCTCGGTGGGTCACACCCCTAAACGATAACTACGGATTTGCTTCCTGGGCGCAGCAGAATGCATCGGATTTAATCCAGCTTGGGCATGGCAGACACTTTGGTGAATGGTGGGGCAGTGGCATCCAACGAAAGTATGGCTTGAAAGAAAAACGATTCAGCTTGTTCAATACCACCAGGTGGAAAGACGGTTTGCCCAGGATACCAGGTGTTCATGTTGTCCCTGTCCTTTACCAGGGGATGTTTGATGAGGGGAAGATTATTCATACCCTCTGGTCTTTACAGGTGACTGGGAGTGTGGCTGCTCCAGGGTACATGAACCCCGAGGGTGTGGTGATTTTTCACACGGCATCCGGGGCAATGTTTAAACAAACAATTTTTCACGATGAGGTTCCGAAAGGAAAGGGGGAAGATCAATGAAAGCTTATTTGTGCAAAGCAACCGATGATGGTAAGGTTGAACTTCTGTCTGCCGAGATCGCTTCGGTCACTGATAAAATGATCGTCTTGCACGAGTTCCTCGATTACAGGATACGTTGGTATAAAGGTGAGGTTTTTTTGTCCCCGGCTGATGCTATTAAGGCTTGTATAGAATCCCTTCGCTCTGCGCGGGAACAACTCTACCGTAAATTGAACAACTATAATGAACAGTTGACTCAATCCGCTCAGATGCTGTGTGAGGTGGAACCATGGTAAAGTGGTTTAGCCTGGAATGGTGGCAGTACCTGCTCATTGGGTGCACCGGGTGGGAAAACTTTTGGTGCAGGGCAAGAGGTCACAATGCCGGGGTGTATTATTACAGCGCCAATGGGAGTGAGCCGGATATGCGATGCCTTTGTTGTGGTGAGGATCTCGGATAAGAGTGTTCATTATTTATGAACAGGGATCACATTTGAACAAAAAACGAAAGCCCCCCGGGTTCATCGGATCGATAATACGGTCCTTTGAATCTGGGGGGCTTTTTTTTTGTTTTAATGGCACTTGAGTGCCCTTTTATTTACGATCGACGGCTGGTCAAGGGGATTACCTTGGCCCCTGGTTGTGTCAAATAGAATTCACTCAGCTTATCCATCGCTGCCGCTTCCTCACCTTTGATCAGGTGGCTGTATGTTTCCGTGGTGGTCGCCACACTGTGTCCCATCAGCTTGGCTACCAGTCGCAGGTCCATCGTTTTAAGGGCTGCGTAGGTGCCGAAGGTGTGTCGGAAGGTGTGACACGATACCCAATGTCGCCGGTCATCCGGATTGGTTTTGTCAAGTCCGTGGTTCATATTAAGCTCTTGGATCAGTCTTTTGATTTGCAAGAATCGTGTGGCCGTAAATACCGGGCCACGCTTTTGGACACCCAAGGTTCGCAAGGCTTCCTCCACCTGGGAGGTCATCTTGACCACCCGGGTTTTGTTCCCCTTACCAACAATCAGGACCATCCGGGTCTCCCAGTTGATCCGTTCCCAGAGAAGGCTGTAATTTACGTTGCGTTCTTTTGCATCCCGCTGGAAGTCGCGGACCTCACTCCGGCGCAACCCCATCTCGACCATGAGCAGGATCTGGGCTCGTGTCTCTGTCCATGCCAACCGATCCTCCATGGTGCTGGCCGTGGATATATAATGGTCACACAATTCTTTCAGGGCCTCAATCTCATGGAGCTCAAGGTATCGCTCCTTGGTGTTGTTATTGCGCCGGTACTTTTTAATTCCACGGCATGGGTTGGCCAGGCACACACCCTCATCAACCATGTGGTTGAAAAAGGTCCGGAGCCGGGTAAGGATGGACACCTGGTAATTTTGGGAAAGGTGTGCCGGTAACTTTCCCATAAACCTTTCAATGTCCGTTTTGGTGATCATGCGTACTGCCTTGGAGCCGAAGGCTCTTTTGAAATAAACTTTATTGGCAGACCTGAAGGACATCACCCGGGGCATGTGGGTCTCATTGGCGTAGTTCATAAACTGATCCCATCCCTGGTTAAAGGTGATCTGCTTTTTGTTGTCATCGTCAGGGTTGATCCCCTCTCTCAGGTTGAGGATGTATTGCTGGCGTTTGTTCTCGGCATCGCTGAGAGTGAAGCCCTCGTGATTCCACCCCACCTTTATATACCCGCTCTTGCGGTAGGTGAAATAATAACACAGAGGCTGCCGTCCGTTGGTCATCCCCTTCCCGGCATAGATGTAAAGGCCGGGCTTACCCTTGACCTTCACCCTTTTTCCCACCTGGTAACTCATATCCCCCTCCTTTTTTGTTAGCCTATTGTTAGTTTTGTCACATGCTGCAACTTGCGGATCTCATTGGGTATCATTACGATACCGTAATAATATAGAACATAAAAAATCAATTGTCAAGTGGGAAAAGATTGAATTGCATAATCGTAATGCTACTTTACGCAATGCAAGGGCCTCACCCCCAAAATAGTTTTCAGGATGGTGCAAACAAAAAGCCTATCTCCCCGAAATTAAAGGAGATAGGCTTCAATGCGTTGTTTCATTGTTAGTCAATTGTTAGTTTTTACCCGGGGATTATGGCTGACAATAGTTTCTGGAATAGGGCCACAATAGGCCCAAAGAACGAGTTGACCATCAGGACAACAATCGCTCCTCCTGCGGCACGACGATACCATCTGGCCTGTTCGTCCCGCTCTTTGCTCTCCCGTTTGAGTTCAGCGATTTCAGCCATGTTAAGCTTACATCGAGACCACCCCCCATTGTCAGCCTTCGAAAAAAAATAATCCATCTTGCCGCAAAGCTCCTCAGTGCGTTCATCCAGTCGAACAAGGAGTTCAGTGTGTTGTTCAGGTGTCATGTTATTTCGCCTTGCCTCCAAACTTTTCGACCATGCGGAAACCAGCCAAACCAAGCATTGCAATCACCAGCTCAAACAGCCCCTCGACGTTGTCAATAGGATAGGGTGCCAGGGAGCTGGCTGCCCAACTCACCCTCAGCCATAAGATACTGGCAAGGATGAACTGGGGTATGTAGTATGTCCCAAGGGAGACACCACAGACCCACCCAATGAACGGTCGCCACCCGGCGACGAACCAAGAACGGTGCTGGGCTTCAAGCTTGTTGATCTCAACCTGCAGCTCCTGTGGGTGCTGCCTGAGTTTCTCAATGACTTGAGCCGCGACAGCTCTCTCCTCATCGCTGGTAAAGAGCTTATCTAATACGTTGCCCACGGCTTCGACCGGGGATGCAATCGCATCCCCGGCCTGTTTGCCCAGAGCCAAAACACTTAGCAGACCCATTTATTCATAGTACCTTTCTTTGATCCTATCCAGTTTGCGCTTAATGATCTCGTGTCTCTTGTTGGTGAGATCATCTAACTCTTCCCGTTTTTCCTCTGCGGATAGTTTGGTGTCCAGATAAATCTCCTGTTCCCGTTTTTTGAGCTTGGAGAGCCTTTTTTTGACACTGTCCATCAACCCTTCAACCTTGAATTCGGCTCGGTGTTCCTTGCGGTATTCTTTGGCTTTGGATCGATCCAGCTCCTTGATCTTTTTGTACGAGGACATGGCTTGGTCAACCTCACTGAACAGGTCATAGAACTCATGCTCCTGTTTAATGTACCGGGCATCACCACGAGGAATTCTGCCATGGAGCCAGTAGAACGAGTCCACGGTCAAGGCGGGATCGGTTGGGTAGTTGCTCATCCACGGTGCGACCGCATGGTCAAAGGCAGCAACCGCTGCTTGTCCGGCAAAGCCGAAGGTCTTTTCGACAAGATGATCAATCCGTTTTGGACTGAACTTGATTGCCTCACCAAGCTCTCGTGAGAACTTGCTTGACCGGTAATCCCACTGGAGGTCGGCATCCACTCCTTGTAGACCAATGTCAACGATGGGACGATTTCGGAAAAAGTCTTTATTGGCAAGCTGTTCCACCAGGATCATACCTTGTCCCAGTGGGTTAAGGTTAAAAGTTTCTGTGAGAGTGAATGTGCTGAAGGCCCAAAGGTCCTTGAAGGCTTCAGGATCATCCTTGGCAATCTGTCGGTAAATCGAGTCCATGATCTGGACAGGTAGCTCTCCAAATACGGCACCCAACTCGAACGGCTTGGGGAGGGCAATGTGCTTGCCAAAGTGCCAGTAGAGCCACCGATCACTCTCGGGTAGCTCATCATACCAGGGATCATCGTCACTTTGCATCGCCAGGTTAAGGGCATGCAAAACAACCGATGCTGTTGCCACGGCTGCACCGCGCATGATCAGCTTGGCACGATCCGGTCCGGATGCCTGGCGTTTGATCTTGTGCAGACCTTGCAACCGAGCATTCATGAACGGAACGATGCTGATCAAGAACCGAGCCAAACCATTCTTGCCATGGGCAGAAAAGTCCAGCAGGTCACGGGCTTCAAAGGCAGCATCAAAGTCACTGGCACCTTCCATCTTTAGCCGACGATAAAGAGCCAACCGGTTGGCATTCTCTGCCGCTTCTCCGATCTTTTCCCACCATCTCCAGGCTGCACCCAACTTGGTGTGGCCCTTGCGTTTGGTGTCAATTTCCTTTTCAATTGCCTTGGGATTATCCGCTCTGTAGTAGGACCCGGTCAGGGCTCCACCCATGGACATCAAATCCACCCAGTCATCACTTTCTTTGTACACATCCTTCATAGCCTTGGCCACATCCACCAGGTTCACCTTGCCCATCAATGCCCAGGTGTGCATGGTGTCACGCATCAGGTTTCGAATCCGGAATGCGGGACTTACTGTCACACCAAAGGTCAGCCACTTCTTGGCCAGGTTAAGCGCCTTGATGGTAAACCCGGTGTTATCCAGGTCAGCCAGAGCGTTGAACAACCGCGTATCGTCACACCTAATATACTGTTCCTTGCCACCCACCTTGATGGTGATGATATCCCGACCCCGGCGTTGCATTGCCATCGATCGGGGGATCTGTTCGTGAACCATCAGACCCACACTCTTGGCTGCATTGAACACCTTTTTAAAGGCAGTGTTCCGCATGGCCTCATTGGTAAGGTAGGTGTAGTTTGCCATCAGGTTGTCAAGTGGATCTCCGATTTGATAACCGGCTGATCCCTTGAATGCCTTCGGCCCGGATACGGTTGCGGCTTTGCTGAAGATCGGTGACGCATGAACTTCAGGGTGGTCGTCCTTATCCAGGATACGGTTCAACGGAACGTAGGTTGCAAACTGCTCCCACTCGGCCCGTTTATCCGCTCCGATGATCCCACTCTTTTCAAGCAGGTCAAGCATGGCGTTGTTGTACTTTTTCAGGTGTTGGACAACCTCGTTGTACTTGCTGTCCTTGGCAAGATCCGCAGTGTCGTTAAGCACCTCGTCTGTATAAGCCCGAGGGTCGATCACATTTCCATCCTCGTCATCCCCATAGATCCGGTCAAGGATCTTTTGGTCGAGCTTTTTGGACTTCAAAAGGGAATCCACTCTCTCGGCCAGTAACCTGGCCTTGATCCGAGCAAACGTTTTTTGGTCCATTTTCTCGAAGGGTTTTAGCAACCCACCGTCTCGTTCCCCAAGACGAACGTGATGGTTACCCTGGTCGTAAACCAGGGTGCCTTCACGAAGCATGGTACCCATGATAGCTCCAAGAGAGCGCATCATTCGCAGTGACTTCCACCCACTCATGGATGGAGCCAGGTCTTGGCCCTCTTCGATTTGCTGAACTCGTGCCAGGTCATCGAATAGGGCTTCACCCAACCGGCCATCAAAGAGCGAGGCCCAGCTGTCTTTGAACCAGCTTGTCGTTGCGGAGGCGTAATGCTTTAGGTGTGAAACAAACCCTTCAGGGGTTTCTCGCAGGTTAAGATGACGGAAGGCTTTGGAGAACCTTACTCTTGGTTGTCCCGGTGTGGGATTATTGCCCGTGCCCAGTCCTTGGGGAGTTGGACTTCCACCGCTCTGCCCTTTTTTAGGAACTCCTGCATTTTTTGCTCGAAGGTCTTTGAGTCGGGCTTCTCGTCTTTCGATTGCGTGGTCATAAATTTCGTTTCCTTTTTGTTGTCCAAAGTACTCGATCAGATCCTTTTTGTAGCCATGCAGTGCAGCATCGATATCCGCACTACCTTCAGGGTCACCAAGGATATCAGAGCAAATTCTGGTTTGCTCGAATGGAATTGAGGTATCCCCTACAATATCGTAGAGATTATTCAGTTTGTCAAGAACATCACTGTCCCAGTCACCAACAAACTGCTCAAGATAGATATCTCCAAATCCATTTGAGGTCAAATTGAAGTTTGTCAGACCATTTGATTCCAGCTCTGCCTTGAGCTTTGCATAGTCCTTGAACTTCCTGTTAACCTTCATCTTGATCATAGTACCATTGGGGGTACCTTTGGTGTGCATCAAGTAGATCTGGCGTTGAGCATTTTCTATACCAACCTCGGCCAATAAAGCCCGAAGTGCTGGTATCGGACCAGTCATGGTTACAGCGCTTGAAACTTCAAGACTACCGGATGTCGCTTCACCGAACCTGGCGACTGCCGGGTCCCACCTGTCTATCCGGACTTCATTGTAGTTCCGGCTGATTTCCATGGTGCGGGTTTGAAAAGCCTCAGCCCGTTGTTTCATTATCTTGGAGGCATCCCCGATATCCTGGGGCATACCCTTTTCGATGGACTCGACAACATCACTGATTCCAACAGCACCAGAAGTGGTGACATGCTCAATGGCCTTTTGTTTGAACATCAAGACCCATCGACCTTGGCCACCCCCTCTTCGAAGACCCGTGGGAGCCCTTGTTACAAAGCCATCATACCCTTCCTCCTGGATCATCTTGGCCACCATGTTTGTCAGGGCAGCAGTTGTAGGATTACCGGTACGAACCTGTCCGGGGTTTAGCCCGGCGCGTTTTGCAGTTTCCGCGCTTTTCCTCGCCAGTTCCTTGGAAAGAATGTTATTGGCAGTTTCCCACAGATCAAGGGCATCACTCACAGCATCATAGATCTTGGCACCTTTAAAGGATACATTGTAAACCTTCTTTTTGCTTGCCAGTTGAACTTCAGGTTGAGAGCCAGCCTCGTAGAAATAAACCAGCTCGGCATAAGGAGCTACAGCACCATAGCGCTTGCCTTCTTCCTGACGATTGAAGATATCGCTGCGGCTGTGGTTGTTCATAAACATCGGGTCATCTGCGGGTGTGGCAATAAGGAAATTTCCCTCATTGAGTTCGGCTTCACTGTAGTGAACCCCCATCCCAAGATCAACACCAGGCTCTGTACTGTAGGTATCAATTTGCTTGACACCCTTCTTTTTAAGGTATCTCAAGTACTGTTTTTCCAGCTTTGAAACACGGGGGAATAGGGTAGCCAGAGGCAACTTGATCCTTTTGTGAAGCTGACCCAGCTCATCTCCCAGATGTTTACGCAGGTACTCGATTGGTGTCATCCCATCAAGTGCGGGGGACTGGCGAGTCAACGTGTCGTTGTAATCAAACGATGCGTCCTCAAGGGTCTTACCCTCATCCTTTGCCATACGGTACACCCAAAGGGCTGCCTGGACTTCGACCGGGTGCCACTGGCGACCGGTCTCGTCTGTCATCCGTTGGGCGAGATCAAACAGCTTGTGACGAGAGGCAGTGTTTTCATCCACACTGAAGTGAGCATCCAGCTCGTCAGGACCAATCGTCCCGGCAGTTTTAACCAGCCCCTTCTTTTTAAGAAGACGCTGTTGTGCGTTATATGCAAACATCCTTTCGAGTTTTTTCCAGGTGAGCATTGCCGGGCCAAAGAAAGCCCGGTGCATCCACCTGTCGTTTGTGGTCCCCTTCAGGTCCCCAAACAACGAGCGCAAAAACTCATCGATCTTTACAGCCTTGCCAGCAAGGGCAGAGATATCCCCCTTGGCAAAAGCGTCAAGCTTTTCCCGAACAGCATTCGGAAACCGTCCACCCGGTTTGTCGAGCTTACCGGCCAGGTACAAGAAAGACTTGGCAAAGAACACGCCATTGGCCTTCACACTCACAGCCTGAGACATCACGCCCAAGACCGCATGGACGATCGGAGCATCATCACCGAAAACGTCATCAACCAGCTTGTGGTGGTTTCTGTACCACGTCAACGCCTTCGGAGACTTTTCAGCTACCTCCTTAAGGGCAGCAATGTATACGTCATCATTCTCCCTGAATTCCAGCCAGTCCCGATACTCATCGTGGATGAGCTTGTTCTTGGCTGCTTCAAGGAGTGTGTCGATGTCCTTCATTGTTACCCGGATTGGATCGGTGCTGTACCCTGTGATGTGCCCGAGCCACTTGTTCATGAAATCAAGGAACCGCTGAAAGATCTGCTTTCGTGCGAACGGATTTAATTTTTCTGCCCGACGAGCTATGATTTCTTCAACGATGAGCCTCTTCTGATCCTGCTCTTTACTCTTCCGCTCTTGCTCGTTCAAAGACTTATCTTCTAAAGATTTATCTTTGTACAGCTTGGCCACATCATTAAAAAGCTTTTTGTTCTTCTTGACGGTGTTGTAAGCAAAGTCTAAAAATTCGTTAAAGTCAGCCCCTTGATCTGCGAACAGTTTCAAAAGACCCTTGTGACCAACCTGCTCATGCAGCCACAGCTCAACAGCGCGTTTGGCACTCGGAATGTTTTCGGCAACAAAGTACACGGTGTCAGTAGCTTCGTCCCACATAGCATCGGTCCGCCCACTCATTCGTGATTCATGAGCCGACTCAGGGAGATCTTCCTGCCTTTCCACGACGACAACCTTGGCTACCTTCTTGGACATGCTTTGTACTTGGTTGATCGCATCATAGATGATCTGGGTGGAATGCTTGGTGAACTTGCCTTTCTTCTTGGCAGAAGTTTTTGCGTAACGAACAGCTGGTCTTTCCATCCAGTAGCCGGAGCCATCTTCTTCTGCTTTGGTTACAGCAAACCCATGACCCTCATAAAATTTGCGAAGACGCTTGGCTTCCGTAGATGTTGCACTTTTACCTTTACCCACTCCCAAAGGAGAAGCAAGCAGCTTAACCGTTTTGCCTGTAGCATCCGCCAAATTGGTAAGCTCACGAACAAACCTTGTCCCCACCCCTTGGTGTTGGGCCAGATGAGGAACCTCCACGGACAAAAGTTCCATGGTGTCCCCTTTATCCAGGACTGCGTTTCTAACACCCGCTTTTTCCCAGCGTTGATTCAACTCTTTTGCAGAGGTGGCAGGTCCTGCTTGCTTCGGCACAGCAGACATGCTGTATCGGACCTTGCCTGTTGGTGCTGCAGGGTTCTTGCCAAGCTTTAGACGGTTCTCACCACTGGACTGCCTCGACCGAAGTTCCGTGAAAAACTTTTTGGTTCTTTCAGTCAATGCAGCCTTGGCAACAGGGTTTAACTCCGTGCTGCCTTTGACCCGCTCCAGCATGACCCGTTCAGTTTCAGCAACCTGGGCCTTGTTGGTCGGATCGAGATTTTTCATTCCTTGTGTAATTGATTTTGGAAACCCAGATAGAGTGCGACCCTGGTCCTTTAATAGGGTGGGTTGAATAGTATCAGCGCTTCTTCCACTGGATCTTGTACCCTCCTCCGCAGCACGAACATTGGAAAGGGCTCGATCATTTGATTCCTTTTTTTGCCGCTTGGCCTCATTCTCGGATGCGATTCGCTGGTGTAAAGCAGCCAGCCCAATGGGACTGGTTGCCTTGCGGTGTGCAATGGTTTGCTCTTTGGCTTGGAGTTCTGCATCAATCTTTTCCTTCTGGGTGATACGAGATTCATCCGGACCGAAAGATGTCGGCCTATTCATAAACTCAGCATGAGGATCTTGATACGAACTGGGCTCCAGCTTGATTACATTTTGCTGGGCATCCTTGGCACCCTGTTCCACCACAGGCTCACCGTACCGGAACAAACCACGACCAACCGGCTTGTTGTCCGTCTCGGAAGGAAGGATATCAGGCTTGCGTGTGCCTTTAGGCACGTCCATCTCGTAAGCTTTTTGAGCCTCAGCGATCTGCTCTCCCAAAAACATATCCAACCGGCCAATGAGCAGCTTTTCAAGCTGATCGTTGGTGTTGAACCCATAGTCCTGCAGTTCATATTGAATCTTTTGCAGAGCCTGGACATTGGATGTCCCGGAAGGATCAGACCCTTCGCTAACTGCCCGTTGGTACATGGTCAAGGCTTCGTGAGCCTTGCGGGTCACCTTGGTGAACTTTCCACCTGTCTTGGTCTGCTCAAGAGTGTGTAGCAAATTAGAGGTAACGGACAAGGTTCCGGACAGGTCCTCGGTTGCATCGAAGATCTGCTGGAGGTTCTGATTGGTTGCTAACTTAGCCTTGTAGTCCTGTGTCTGTTGAGCTTGAACCTGCTCCGCTTTAGCCTGGTTCTCAGCTTCCGCTTGCGCTGCTTGCTGCTCTGCAACAATCTGCTGTGCTTCGGCTTCCCGAGCTGCTTTGAGAATGGCGTTTTCCTGCTCGGCTGATTTAGCCTGGACAATGTCATCACTCGACGCGCCACTGGTAAATGCCTGTTTGTCTGGCTCGGTATGAAGACCAATAGCAGAGTCAAGATCAACCGGCGTTGTGCTCGACTTAGGGCCTTGCTCATCTGGTGTGCTCTTTCTGGACAGTGCATTGACACTTGCACCCATAGGAAGAGCGGTCAAGATGGACTGGGCCATCCCTTCCGGAACACCATGGAGCAGTGGTTTGTCTGTGGCAGCATTCATAAAGATCTGTTCTTGGATACCTTGCGGCAACTCTTCAAGCACAGACTCAGTGAACCCACCCTCAATCATTCGTCGGGCAACACCCTTTTTGGTTTCCTTGGCACCCTTGGAAATTAACATGGTGTCGATATCAGCAAGCCCGGCCTTTTGTGAGATCCGGTTGCCGATAACGGAAAAGAGCCCCGTACCAATACCAGATGCAACTCCAAGCGCAAGCTGGGTGTCTGAGATATCCCCACCAGGTGTTTGATCCTTGATGCTTTGAATCGATTGCCCTGTTCCAATAAGACCTTCACCAAAGGCACCAGCAACAGGGGCTGCAATGTCATCTACTTTTGAAGCCAGCTTTGGTGCAACCTTTGCCAGAACGCGAGGAGCAACGGCATTGAAAGCTGGAGCCACAGCACGACCAACAACCCCACCTGCCAGTGAACTGGGCACGCTTCGGACAGCACCGTGATAAATTGTGCTGGGATTTTCGATCATCTCCTTGGCCTTGCCAACAAAACCATGAGCCTCTTCGACCTGCTGATTTGCAGCTTGCTGCTCGTCACTGTACATTTCCTCCAGTGCCTCGTCAGCCTTTTTGGGAGTGTAGCCCGTTGTCTTTTCAAGCACCCATCCCGGGGAAAGGGTATCAGCAGGTTTGCCAATAGCCTTCATGATCCCCTGGCGAAGTCGGGAACCTTGGCTTAACTCACTAAGCCCAAGACCAGCACCAACAATATCACTGGTTCCTTTGGCCACCGTGACTGCGGTGTCCTTGACAATTCGCCCGACATTATCAAGAGCGCCCTTTTTCTTTTTTCTTTTGGACTTTCTCGGTTCATCGGCAGAGTCTTCCTCCAGGGAACCCTGGTACTCTTGCTCCAAGGCATCAAAGTCAACTGTGTCAGCCGTATCAGCTTCGTCATCAGACTTCAGGGACGCTTGGTATTCTTTTTCAAGTGCATCAAAATCCATTGATGGTTCCTTATTTCTTTTTTGGCATATTAGGGAATGCTTTTTTCACTTGTTTTTCAGCTTCCTTGGCATCTACTCCCTGTTTACGAAGCTGCAGGTAAAGTGCACTGGGAGTGTTTGCCGCTGGAGGACCAGACTTTGCCGCTGGTTGCTTTGTGGGGGGTTTTCCATAACCTTCCTTACCCGGGATCTTATCCACATTCCAGTCTTCCAAGATTTTCTTGATCTCAACAGCATCATCAGGATCATCAAACGCCAATCCAGCCTCATCGATGGCCTTTTGTGCAGCAGTCAACCGAGAACCATATGTCTTATCCTGGCGAATGAGATCCATAGCGGTTGCTCTGTCAACATTGTACGCTGACATAACAGTATCAATCTGTTTCTCCATGGAGCCACCAGTCGCATCAGCCCGACCTTGGTTCTCCAACTTCTGGATCTTTTCTTGCTGGGCAAACAGCCCTTGCTCGTTTGCTGCCTTTGCCTTTGCTTCTTCTGTCTCGTGTTCCAGCTTTTCAAGTCCGAGACCTTCTTTTTTCTCTTTAGTGACATTATCCTTGAGACGATAACCACCCTTCATCAGATCCTCTTCAGTCATATTAATAACTTGACCGGACTTGTCTCGGTAAACTGATTTGACCTCCCCCGTATTTGGATCAATAGGTTTGCTCAAATAAAGCTCAGTATTATCAGAAGCCACCAGAACTGTTGGATTAAGAAAGGCATTCTCGTTATGCTTGATCACTTTACTTCGATCAGTCAAGTACATCTGGGCGTAATCTTCCTTTTTGATCACGGATTGAAACATCTGCCGGGCGGTATCAAGTGAGACTTGTTCAGACCAAGTTGCCCCCGTGGCATGATCCTGGAAATCCCACTTGCCAGTTTCTGGATTATGCGCTACATCAATACCATTTGGGTGTTTTGTATAACCATCCATATACCTGGCTACAGCCGCGTCTGGATTTGTGGTGGCGATAGATTCAGCGTTCCGTCCGATCTCAAGAAGAGCACTATGCTTTTCATCGATATCTTTTTTGACATTTTCAAAACGCTTTGCCTTAAGATCTTCTGTGTCAAGCTGATGTTTGACAAAGTCAACTGAGGCTTTGTTGTAGGCTTTAGCGTCATAACCATCTGCGTTGATATCAGGCTTGTAGTCAGGGTCTGCCTGAAACCCTTTGTAATAGTCATTATAGGACCGATCGAATCGATCCTCTTTAAACTGCTTGCCGAGCCCTTGAGCTAACCCTGCCATTGCCAAAACATTTGCAGCCCGAGGATCGAGTACTCCAATACCTTGCATGGTATCTCCTTAAGATAAAAAATAGGCTAAAAGTCCAACCACGCCACCAACGATTGCTCCAACTGGCCCAGCCGAAGCACCTGTGGAGACTCCAGTTCCAATCATAGCTCCTGCGGCAGCAGTACCAGCACCAGACATTATTGCGCCCCCCGCTGTTTTAGCCACTTCAGTTTCAGACTTTTGATCAGGATGTTGCTGCGCCATTGACCCAGACGCTTGAGCCATTGTCCTGGTTGCTTTGTCGTATGGATTTTCAACAGGAAATAATCCTCGTCCCATGTTATGCCCCTATATTCCAAGACCGGCTGCAGTTGAAAGCCGGGAAAAAGATTTATCGCTGGCTGTGTTCCGAGCAGTTGTCATTGCCCCTGCTGTCGCCTTGGCCTTGTCACGGGCCAGCCCAACCATTGCACTGGCATACCCAGGATCACTTGTTGAAAGACCCAGTCGAGCCATGTCCCGGTTAAGGGATTCTTTAGATGTGTCAAAACTTTGGACAACATCAGCTTGGGCTTGGGATGCTGCTCTGTTCCCATCAACCCCCTTGAGAGCTTCATCATAAGCAGCCCGAGCAACCTGGGCTTGTCGGCCCATCAGATCCTGGCCAGTCTCAAACTTTTGTTTGTTGAGTTTTGCCTCAGCAATTTCAGCCTCTTCCATGTAAGGCATCATCCGGGTATTGGATTCAACTTGCTTGGTTTCGTAGTCCTTATAGGTATCCCTCCAAAAGTTGAAGTACTCTTGTGCCATCGCTTGCTGCTCTTTAGAAATTTGGAGCATCCCAGCATTATATGTTGGATCGTAGCTATTGATGGTTGTGGTTGACCCGCCACCCCCACAAAGAGCCACGGGGCCACTCCACTCGAAGGAATCTTCTTCGAGTACCTCTAACGAATTCATATCAAATTTAACCTTTGTATAAATCTTCACTTTTGCTCGCCTCTTGCCTGTTAAAGTATGTGACCACCCCATCTACTGCTCGCCCGTTGTGATAATCCAGCAATAAACCAGGTATCACTCCCACGGTTACCATTCCGATATTTTGGTTATACTTAACTGCCAGCCTGTTGTTTGCGGGAGTGTATCCCACGAATGTGTCAAAAAGATAAAAGCCGAATTCATTTTGCATGTGGATGAGCTGGTTTAAAACCCATTTACCTATCTGGATAATATGGCCCCACTTGCGTTTGAACCCACAAAAGTGAATCCGTGCAGTGTCACACTCAAGATGATTAAGCCACACAAAGCCACACATATGGTTTTCTTCCATAACAAAATAAAACAAATTGCTTGGGGATTTTACAAATGCTAAAAACTCTTTCGCATTGTTTATGCTTCCATCATAAAAGACCCTATCCGCTGTATTATCCCTTAGCACCTGGGACCACACACTTTTGATCTCAGAATCTGTGAGAGTGGGGACCCCATCAATATATGTGAACGGAAGTAAAAATAAATTCAAGTGCTATATCTCCTTTATCTCACGCCTTAACAGAAACGCAGTGACCTTGACGAACCTCTTGAGAAAAACTTTAAGCTCTGCCAAATTACTGATGTTGTCGATTATCATGTCAATCTTGTCAGGATTATTGATGAGGACACCAATTACAGGGTCTGTGAATGCACCCCTTTTTTTCTTTGACTCCTCTGGTGCTTGAATGTTAATTCGCATCGATGGCCACCTGTGCATCCTTATAATGTGGTGCTTGCAAGATTAGAGTGTATCTCCCAGGGTAATCAAAAGTCATTTCACAAATTCCGTCATGAAGGATATATTCTTGCCGCCCCTTCCATGGAAGGGTTACAATTGCTTTTGTGGGAATTGGAAGATTTGCAAAATACACCGCAGTACCCCCATCTGCTGGTACACGAACAGTATGAGGAACCTTGAAAGAAAGCTTTTCTATAATGGATGCTGAGTCCCCCTTTTGATCTATATAATGTGTACGATCATCCGCTTCGCCTTCTATAACGTACTCTCCAGGCAATGCTTGTGCTTTGATGACATCATCTGGACAACTCCCTGTTCGTAAAATCACCCCCGCCTTATTAAAGACAGCATAATTTTTCATTATCGTTTTACCCCTATTGCAAACATAGATCGATCCTCTACCCAATAAGTCCCTCCACTGGCAGAGACAGCTTGAAAAGCGTATGTGTTTGTTCCTGTTGGAGGAGATTGATCAAAAGCCATGAGGGTTATATGAAAATGAGGGCTTTCTTCATACTGTGGTCCTGGAATAATAACTTGTCGAGATAAGAGTAGAGTCGATCCACGATAGATCTTGAGAATAATATATTTTGTTGGGTTGTAGTCAGAATTTGATATGGCATATACATGCCCCGAGAAGAACACCTGAACTGGAAAAGCAGCTGAATTGAGAGAAACACTTTGAATCCAAGCCTCAGTGGTACCAAAAGATATTTGGGCTGCTGTGAACGCTGAGGCAGGAACCGTAACAGCATTTGTTCCGATCTTTAATGTTGATACAACTGCATCTTTAAGATTGGCAGTGTTAGCAATAATCTCATTTGTGCCAACGTGAGTCGCAGTAATAATGTTTGCTGCGAGTGAGTCACCAACAATACTTCCTGTATAAATTTTACCACCATCAATTTTAGTGATATCAATTGGGTTGCGAAACCCACTATCATTTGTTGGAGCATACTCAGCACGGGAGATATAGATCCAATCCACAGAAGCGTATCCAGCTGCCCCGGTTGTATTATTGTGATAAATATAAATGACTGGCCGAATAAATTGGGTACTGGCATGAGTTAATGTGACAGACCCACCAAAGTTAAACCAGCTCCCCTTTGTTGCAACTCCAGTGGCAACTTCCGGGTATGCAACCGGGTTACCATCTTTATCCAGCTCGGTAATCTGAATCTGAATTCCAGCCGTACTTGAACTGGCATAATCAGAAGAAAGGTACGCTCTGCCCTGAACAAAGATCTTTTCTCCTTTTTGAGCAGGGTACTTAAAACTGTTTGCTGCTGAATAATGAGCCAACCCGTTTGACTGGGTTAACTTTATCCCGGGGTTGTTGTTTTCCCCATACAGCCCAAAAATTGGTAGAACATTGCCCCATAAGGTCCAATGATCTTCACCAGCAACACTTCGTGCAAAGTTAGAATCCTGGACAAAGTTAGAATCAATCGAATTTCGATACATCCCCTCAAGACTGCCCGACCCCATGTGTCGGACTTCAACCACACCGTCTTGAATTACAATGGAACCATTCGACCCATCCCCGACTGCCAGGGTACTCGTTTGAATAGCACGGGCTAAAATGGTCTGGTCCACAACCAGATTGCCATCGATGCCAACTGTGGGTTGCCCATCCACATCCCCTTGAGCCAGGATACCTACCCGCTCCCAGTAAAGGGTTTCAGAGGGGGGATGATTGGACACCCCAATGTTATAATTGCGGCGGCGATAGCGTTTGATGTTGGTATCTGTGTCAGTCCACCTGACCAGCTCATCAATTTGGTAGACAGTGCCACTGGCATAAAGTGGAGGATCTGACCCGAGCAGGGCATCAATGACTTTGTCAATGCGTTCCCCAAGAGAATCCTTGCGTGGAACCAAAAATCCCCCTTGCAGAACATCAGGGCACCATGTTGAATAATTCCCGGCATAAGTGATTGCCCGAATCCAGTAATAGGCATCCGATGTAACAATGGGAGTCTCATGAATGAAGGTGGTAGTGTTTGGACCTGTAATCCCAATCCGGGTTGCAGAGGTAACCACGTTGGAGGTGTGGTACCAGATTTCAATCCCAGCCAGATGGTTCCCCTCTGGGTTGACCCACCGAAGGGTGTTGGACCACGCCCCGACCTCTATGGTTAAGTTCGTCGGGGGAGCGATCACAGACTCATCTTGAAAGGGTGTTATCAAGTCATCTGCAAATCCCATCTGGTTAAGATTGAGTGTTTGAAGATCCCGCATTGAAACGAAGCGATCAAGCTCGTCTCCACGGAGACCCTCTCGTGTTTCAGACAGCTCCTTTACCGACTCCAAAAAGTTTTGCATCTCTGGAGTAACCCCTTTGGGAACATCAAGGAGGGAAGGCATCTGGGGTGTGTTAGACATTGGTTAGTTCCTCTGGATCGTGTGCGATAACAATTTGATCAACCTCGGATTGCCCGGACAGGTGAACTTCAAGATTGGTGTAAGTGAACCCTTGAGGCAACCAATAGAAGGAAGAGCCTGTAACTGTAATAGATGTTTGGGCAACACCATCAGCGTAAAGGGTGAAGGTTATATTCCCAGCATCGAACGGACCCCTGATCTGGACAACCCCCATGTTTGTTTGCGGGATCTCAAATTTTTTAGACTTCCAAGTGTAGGTAAGGGAATTCCCATCACCCCACTTGTAAATCTTATAACCCGAACTATAGCCGAGCAAACAAAGGGTGTTGGTGGCGGGGTCCACAAACCCACCGTAAATGTTGGTCCCGAGGCTAAAATCCTGGAGCTTTGGTTGGCTCTCAATGCTGATTATGATGCCCACTCCCGAGCCCTGGAAGAACCCGTAGTAAGCGTCATTAAAGAAGAACCCGATCAAGCTGGAGGGTACCAAGGCAGCCCACTGGTCTGCCGTGAAAATGTTCTGGGTGAGGTTGATAACGGACGATGCGTCCACCATAAAAAGACCATCTGGAGACGGGTAAATTACACCATCCCGGGTAGAAACGATCCCTCGCTTGGACACACACCCTTGCTTGTATTCAAGCTTCTTGAGTGTGGTCCTGGTAGGATCAGTGCCCTGGATCAGATAAGGGTAAGCCCCGGTTAAGGCAACCAGTGTGTTGCCAAATACTCCGAGCCCAACAACGTTGTAGTCCAGCGCTTTTCGATAAGCGATGGGCCAAGCATACGGATAATTGACCTCACTGAAACACACATACTGGCCGGATGACCCTGCAAGAATTCCATTCTGGAACTGGATCAGGTTCACCATATCAGTCGGGGGTGGAGCCCATTCATCAGATGGAAGAACCTCACCTACTTGACTTGTCAGTCCTGTTGGAGATGTCCCACTATTGGCATCATAAAGACCAGTGCTGGTGGAAACAATTGAACTCATGAGAACTGTGGCCAGGGGGGAGGCTGATAAGTTTACTGGCCTGGTATAGATCAACTGGTATTCAGCATTGCCTGATGTGCCAGTTTCAACCCGGTAAACTCGAAGCCCAGTGATATAAGAAATCCCCGGGTTAACAAAGTTGGTCAACTTTACATACTGCCCACCAGGAATCGTAGTGACCACTGTCACAGGAGATGGGCCACTTTCTTCACCCCAGTCTGATACATAAGTGTAAACGTAGGATACAACAGCAGGATCAAGAGCGGTATCTGGTGTGCCCAAAATTGTGATGGTTGGGACAGAAGTCGGAGCTGTGACCCCGAGAGGACGAGAAGCAGCGGGATACGTTGCAGGATTACCTCCCTGGGTGGCCAGGGTAAGGTTTGATTGTTTGGGTGCGCTATCCCCAGTATAAAAAAACCGGTCATCACTCCCAGCTATTTGAGCTTTAACAACGTCAACGGTTTGGGTCCAGGTAAGCCAGTTTGCACCAAGCTTAAAGACACTGCGGAGATCTCCAGGTTTGGTCAGAGAAACATCCTGCAGTAATCCCTTAAGGGGCTTCAGGTTACCAGACTCAGTATTTACGTTGACGGAAGTCTGGGGTGTGTCCGGTTCAAGAAATTTTGAGTTGAGTTTTGGGATGCGCGACCCACGAGGATAAATGGTTAAAACCATACTTGATCACTCCGAGGGGTTACAGATAAAGATGTTTTGGTAAACGATTTGTTGGCTTGCCGTCGAGCCTGGACAACCCCTCTTGAGTAAACCCGATCAAATATCAAAGCACCCTCACCGTTGGTCCATGTTTTGCCAGGCATTCGAAGAAGTCTGGACTTTGCACCACACACAACCGGGTCAATCCAAAAGTTGTAAATGTGATCGTCAATAGTAGTTGCATCCGGATTAGGAGCTATAGCTACCTCAATATAGGCAGATCCAACTGCGACAGGAAAGACAACCAAGCTTTGATTGTTCTCGAAATAATAGAACTTCTTTGCCAGCTCGGATGCAATCACATCCACATGGTTGACAACATACATTCGATCAATGGGCCATTCTACACCATCGATGGAGAAGAGCTTAATCCCGACCGGGCGAAACCCTGACGGAACTGCGTCACCAAGATCAATGTTCGTTTGATCATTCAATGTAGAATCAACAGTCGAAATGGTGACACCCAGTCCCCGGGTAAGAACCCAGGTCTGGGCGCAAAAATCACTGAGGGTATCCAGGACAGCTTGTTCAGCCATGACCTGGGGGCAGCCTTGTACATCGGGCATCACCCGTTTTGTAAATTCGCTGATATTCACGGTTACCTCTGAATTGAAGGAGACGCGCTGAAACTGGTATTGTTAGGATCAACCTCGTGCTCAATAAGAGTGTAGTTACCTAAAGCATCTTTGAAAGATGCATAGTAAGCGAGAGCTTTTTGTATGAACCCCTGGCTTGCACTCTCTTTGCTGTAAGCCCTGAAGAGGATATAATCCATAAGAATGGGGGCATACTCGTCGGGTAACTCAATGTTTTGCCCTGAAGTAAGAACGTTTGGCTTTGCAATATAAGTGAACTCCACCCACACAGCGGTAGTAGCATGAGGTGCCGGAGTCACATAAAAAACACGAGGGACCTTCTCATCATACATAAAATGTACAATCGAAGTTGATGGAGTCATGTTATGCCAGTCAGGATTAAACTGATCCAGAAGCTTCCGGTCGATGATTGAGATCGCTTTACCCGCACTTATTCCTGTACTTCCAAGATTGCGAACAAGGTCAATTAACTTTATCCCTGCCCTGAGAGTAGTGCCAATGGCATCCTGATAATTTGCAGTACCGTCCGGGAGCTGTTGCTTGGTTACACCTGCAGCCAGCAGCATCTCTGTGGTTATGGCCATACTATCCGGCTTTGCTGATACAATTTGAACCTGCCCAAGATTGAGCCACCCGAGCAGTTCACTGTCTGACCAGCGCCTGACTGCACCTGTATCTTGCAAAATAGTGGTTACATTCCCAATGATCTGCGAGGTGGTCACTGCCATTTTTAGATAACTCCCTTACCTAAAACCTCATAGACAAACCGAGGTGTACGAACGTCTCGATAGACGAGCTTGCCATTGACTTCAAACTGCACAGGCTTATCAACATAAGCGTTACGAACAACTTCCATGAACTCTGCTGGCATCCGAACGGCACACTCTCGGGGAAGATATAGAAACCTGCCATTGATACCGAGAAACACATACTTGGGTTGGCCGTCTTGGTTGTGGAACACAATGTCAACATATTCCCGTTTCACTTTAGGCTTGCCAACGTTGCCTTCGGTGTCAATTTCGACAGCTCCTTGTAAATCACCAGCCTCGGCCTCGGCATGAACCAAAGCTTCAATGGCAGCCTTGCGGTCCATATTGTCTGGGTCAAACGGAATCTTTTTTTCAACGAGAATAGCGATCAGGTCATCTTTCTTTAATTTCCAATAGTCTTGCTTGGTGAGTTTTACTTCAGACACAAATAAATCCTTTGTTTAGTTTATAAGACAAGGGGAGGGGGTGTGACCCCCCTCCCAGCTTTTAGTTAGCTAAGTTTGCTAACACCAACTTCAGCACGGGCCATCCAAAAGTCATGAAGGATGACACAAGCGTGGTAAAACTTGATACCGACCGAACCACGTTGACCCAAGGGGTCTCCACCACGGGGAACGTTCGGGTTAAGCACCATCGGGGTGATGGCGTTTTTACCCTTTAGAGGCACGAGTGCGTAGGCATTCGCGGCAAAGTAAAGGATGGGGTACACGTTGACATAGTCTGTTCCGATCAAGGTAGCCGGAACAGTGGTGTGACCAACTTCACCCAGGCTGGAAACGACAGTGGACAGAACGTACCGAACGCTCTCCACTTTTCCGATCTCGCCTTCCCAGGCTACCCCTGCGCCGTACTTTTCAGCGGGGACGAAACCGTCCATGCTGCGGATGTCGGACTCCACATCGGTATGACACACGCCCACATAAGAGGGGGCAATGGATTCGGTACCATAATTGGCGTTGCTCTTCACGACTTTGGTGATTGGCTTGCCAAGGTTCCGTTTCAGACCGCGCACGATGTTGCGCTGCAGGGTCAACGAGATAGGCTGATTGACCTTGTCACGGGCAGGAGTGGCATCGTCGGTTGCGTAGTACACGTTAGAACCACCCTTTAGGGCGTTGTAACGAACGCGCTCGGCCAGAAACGCACCAGTTTCACCAAGGATGTCAATGGACTCCTGGAGGATCGAATCTTCGTGAAGGTCCTGGATCTGGTCAGTGATTTCGGTGTAGGCACCGAACTGATCGATGGACACCTCAATGTCCAAGCTATCAAGGTCGATCGCCTGGGGGGTGACACCTTCGGTCAACTTGCGTCCACCGTCTTGACCAACACCGGCAACAGTGGTTACGTCAAACAGCTCGTTGGTACCATTGTTGTTCTCGTAGTACTCATACGGATTGTAGACACTGTTGGTGAAGGATGCCGGGGACAGGAAGTACCGTCTCCACTTCATGGTTTTGGTGGATTTGCTCGGCAGGGGTTTGGTCATGCCAAACTTTTCAAAAACCAGGTACGGGAAACCTCGTTCCAAGAGGTCTTTGACGACGAAGGCGGTTGTGCGAGGACTAAGTGCTGTATAGGTATTCATAAGAAACTAACTCCTATTTTCTACTCACTGCCTCCTCCCAAGCAGAGTCATAATCATCGTTGCTCTTCCCTTTGGGAATTGGTCTCCGCGATGCGGGGACAGCAGCGAGATCTTCTGCTTTCTTTGATTTGGGATTTTGTGAGGAGGGTGGGGTAGGATTCTTTTTATGGTTGGACTTTTTGAAGTTATCGAACAACTCAATAACTTCCTCTGTGGAGCCTTTTTGTGTAACTGCAATCATTGCGTTACGAATGAAAGAAGGCTGTGTTTGAATCCAGGAATCTAACTCTCCTCTTTCCACAATCCCTTTATAGTCCGGATGAGCGGTTTCGATAGCACTAAAGTGCTGACGCTCTATCTCTGACTCTTGAGTTACTTTAATGGCTGTGATCTGAGGTGCGATTTTCTGGATTTCTTCTTGCACGATTTTTCGAGCGATAGCTTCCCCCTTCAATGTAACAAGTTTGTTGAAGGGTTTTTCAAGCTCTGGATAGTCAGCAAAAAAGTTCTTGAGATCCTCATCTTCAGCTGCTTGTGCGGGGGCAGATACTGCCTTTTCCGCAACAGATTTTCCAGCTTCCAATTCTTTGGCCTTTCTCTCAGCTTCTTCTGCCCGTTTATTGGCTGCTTTGATTCGGCCTTCCCAAGACTTTGTTCGTTGAGCTTCCTTCTCGTACAGAGTTTTGTAGTCTGTCTCACCACTCGGATCATCAGCTTGCTCTGAACCGCTTTCCTCATCGGTGGGATCACCTTCAGGGGCATCTTCAGAGTTTTGCTCATCCTCAGATTGAGGGACTTCCTCGGTACTCTTTTTTTCTTGCTCTTCATGTTCTTCTTCGCCGGTTACTTCAGCGAAGGCTTGCTCGAACTCCTCTTCAGGAGTCACTTCTTTCTCTTTTGCTTGTTCCACAAACACTCCTAAATATTAATTGTGGGGCCAGTAACACTGGTATCCCGTGGATGTGATTTGGAAGTAAGATGACTTAAAAACCATTTAAGCTCTCTGATAGCCCCTTGGTTTTTAGCCACCTCTTCCTGGGGAGCAGCATCATTCTGCTCCCTTAACCTGTCTAAGCGTTGCTCAAACAAGGTGATAAATTTTAAGTACAGATCAGAGCTGCCGTAGTATTGTCGGATTTCGTTACAAAGTTTGTCCATCTGGTGTGCTTACTTCCGGGATCTTTCCTTGTGCCACTTGATCAAGTGGAACTTGTTCCATGGTGGGACGGTTTGATTGACCTGTGTTATCAACATGACCACTCGACATTGCCTTCAAGCGCTCGATTTCCATGAGCTGTTGCCGCTCGCTATTAACCGCTTGAGTCTGACGTTCCTGTTCAAACTTGATTTGATCCCCACCTTTGACTAAATTGTACACACCAAGATCCATAGACTTGGCAGCTTCACGCAGGGCAACGTCACGATTTGTAAATTGAATATCGACAGGATTATTGGTGATGTTCAACCAGTTCATCAGTTGCTCGGTTAACACTTCTTTGGCGACCAACGAAGAGGTCCCTTCAGCCTTGATGCTGAAGTCACCCTTGATGTCAATCTTGGGATTGAAGTCCATGTTCCAAAAGTACATCGACTTGATAAAGGGTTTGGTGATACCATCATCAAAGTTCTTGATCTGATCCTTGATGGTGATATTGGCCGCACCCATTAGCATGCTCAGACCGGTGGCTGTACGACCGGCACCCTGGATCTGGTTTGTATCCCCGTACATGTAGCGGGGAACTGTGGTGATTTCATCTGCCGCGTTGAGGAAAAACTCAACCATGGTCAGAAATTCCCCGGTGTGAGAGGGGATGTCATAAACATTGATAGCCTTTGCCTGGGCCTCAACACCTGTACCGTGGCGCTGGAAAACCCGGAAGGGGTAAAGATCTGTTGGATCTTCATCTGGAGCTAATAGCTCCGTATTGGCCTCAATGTAAGGACCAGCTGAATTCGCCGCGTTGTCGAGTAGAGCCCTTACTGCGGCATTGAAAAGCTTTTGAGGGTCTCTCATGATTCGGGGGATACCCTCACCGAATACTGAGGTCTCATCCTTTTCAAAGTAATAAAAATAATAGGGGAAGTTAACTCCCTCAATTGGACTTAAGACGGCCTTGATAACAACATCCCCAACAATCCAAACATTTGCTGCGACCTCAGAGCCTCGCAGAGACTCATCCATCTCAACCCCTTGCTCGATCAATTGATCAGCACTCAAGTAGCCCCAAAACTCTAACACATCATACTTATTTGAGCGGGATGCCACTGTTGAGGTTTTAGTGACCCCATCCTGGGAAAGATCTGTAAGATTGTTCTCGTGGGTTTTTACCTGGCTATCGCCATCCTTGTTGGCCTTGACGAAGGCTCGAATCGCTTCTTTATTGAACCCGGGACGAGTGCCCAAGGTAATCAACTTGTGCCGGGGCATTACATGCCGTTGAAAAATGAACTGGGCGTTATCAATATCCGGCATGCTCATGTCAGGATAGATGTCCCAGAGGGGCACAAACTCACAATAAGGAGAGAGTGAATTGATCTGAATGATTGACCACTCACCATTGCCAGAACTTACCCAACGTTTGCTAACATTTTGTTTGACCAAAGGTCCTTTGAGCACCCCGGTTCCATAAAGGTTGCCACTGTGAACAACCTGCCGGATGACCTCACGGTACTTGACCTCGTTGAGCTGGTCTTCAATTTCCCGCTGCATGGCCTCTGATCTTTTCTTGGCCTCATCATAAACGATGTTCCGGATCTCGGGCTCTGTGGGAACCTGACCGGTTATCTCAGCGATCTGGCTTGCAATGTTTTGCATCAACATCGGATCAAGCTCAGGAACGGGGGAAGGTGATATTGACCAGTTGCGATCGCCGTTTGCCGGGAAAAGAATGTCACACACCCTGGCACTGACCGTCCGGACCTTCGTTCGGGTGATGCTTAAGTTGGCTTTGGACCGTTTGGGGTGGAACTTTGCTTCGACATCAGGGTCATACTTGCCCTTGAACTGACGGAGATCCTTGATCCACTCATCTTCCAATTCTAATCTGTCCCGCTCAGCTTCTTCAAAGAGGGAACGAAGAACCCTTCCAAGTTCTGACTGGTATGGGGTAAGATCTGTGTCGGTGACTTCAGAGTAATCCTTACTCATGATCTTATCCAAGTGCTGTTGCACCTGTTGTTCGGCTTGTTTTTGATCCATTAATTATCCTAATACCCGCTGGAACTATCAGCTGGGCTTGTGTGTGTTGCATGGTGCTTTGACTTTTTATTTCTGAGAGTGCGGCCCTCGGAAAGTTCTACTGCTGCATATTGAAGGGCATCGTGAACGTGGCTGTAAATGTTCTTTTCAGGTTTTTCCTTGAACCGAGTTGAGAACGCATCAGACTGTGATACTTTGGCGAACTTGTACTCACTGATGAACCCTTTTCGGATGACAGGACAATTAGTGCCTGAGATTAATAGCCCATCTCGTTTCCGCAAGAAAAAGTTTACTGCCTCACGCCGGGCCAAGGACTCATTGGTCTTGGCAATACGAACAGGAATCCCGGCTGAGATTAGAAGTTCCATAGCACTGCGCTTATCGTTCTGGGAACGAGTGCGAGCAGCGGGGTCAACGATGACCTCGAATGAGAACTTGCGGTACTTGTTGTGTATCATTGACCACAAGTGGTCGTTGGCGAACTCTTGAATGCTGGTGTTTTCAGTTACCAGCTCATCGAAAACAATAAGTTGTCCAATAGGAGACAGCTGACAAAAAGCAGCAGCTGGGGTAAGCCCACAGTCCATCCCGATGATAAGAGGCAAACCATCATACGGTTTGATAATGCTACTGGTTGCATGGTATTTATCCTCATACGCTTTATAGACCGGACGACCCTGGCGCAGACTCCCGTAGTTGTTCAGAACATACACGCTGACAAAGTCATCATCATTACCTGCAACCATGTCCAAATAATAATCTGGCTCCAGGTGCTTGACCCATTTCATATCGGAGTCATAGTGACCCAGGTTATCAGCGTCAGGGTTTATAACATACTCTGAACCATTCCAAAGAAGAGCAGGAGGCTGGCTGTAGAAGCTGTGTTTGATGGGCTTTTCTTCTTCAGCGAATTTATATAACCAATGGTCGATCCCAACTGAGTTGTAATCAAGGATGATAAAGGAGTGAGTTGGCCCTCCGTTCTTGGAGGAAGGGTATCGCCGGATGCGTGTTTTAAGCATATCAAAGATTGGTTTGGCAATCTCTGCAGCTTCATTAATGTGTGCCCCTGTTAACTCCAGCGATTGGAGTTTGTTGATATTATCCTCACGGTCAAGTGCTATAAAAATAATCTCCATATCCATGGAGGTTCCATCGGGCAGTTCCATTTCAATGTTGCCACGAATAGGAACATCGAACACAATTTTGATCCGATCCTCAAACCAGTCTTTCCATGACTTGACAACTGTTGTTTTCAACGCAGGGTAAGTTGAACGGATAACAGCATACCTGCTCCTGCGAATATTTCGCTGGTCGGGCTGCTGTAGCATTGCATTCATAAACAGGTGCATGATGCACCCGGAGGACTTGCCGGAACCCACTGGACCGCGTATGAAAAGGTAAGGATTGGCATCACGATGAACTTTTGCAAATGTGTTGTTTGCAGTATAATCAATCTTCATCTTCTACTATTTCTGCATCTTGCATATCTGGATCAAATTCCGGAATAGATTGTGCCCCCATCATGTGTGCAGGAAGCAGAGGAATATTGAAATTGATGAGTGTCTGTTCCATCTCTTTACGAGTCTCGGTGGACTTCAAGGTGGGGAAGCAATACTTCATAAGATCCTTTTGAACTGACCTTGTGAGTTGCAAGCGAACTTCATCATCTGCCAGGGTTTGAATTTCCCGGTACGTTTTTATGATCTCACCAACAAGATCAAAGTTGTGCTCTTCCTTAAGAAGATTAAGAAGAAAACGAGCCTTCCGTTCTTTGGAAATGCCCTTTCTCCAATCGGGAGATTTTTCTTGTTTGGGTTTTTGCTTCGGTGGTTTTGGTCGAGTAGGAGTAGGTGCCCCTGGTATTGTCCATTCTTCAGTCATAAGATAAGTGGACGGGGGACGAATCCCCCGTCACCATATAGGTTAACCCCACGCAGGGATTTCACCAGGGAGGGCATTGAACACATTGATGTATGTATCTGTAACATTCGCTGTGGCCAGAGAAGTTGTGCCAACGACAAAATTGGAGCCAGAATCATTGGCTACCATAACCGCGCCGACACAAGTATAAGTGTTAAGGTCAAAAGCAGGGATGGTGATCTTGTCCGCGATCAGCACATTGGCCGAGATTTTCATGACAGGGTTTCCAGCAGCGTCGAGCAATAGGAGCATAGCTGCCTTATAATTGTCGGGGATGATCGTACCAGCAATTGCCGAAGCACTCAGGTCAATAGCGGTAATAGCCACTTTACTGTAAAACTGCCCCTGAATCGTATAAACAATTGTGTTTGCAGTCTCGATGTCTGCAGGTGTTGCATCAATGGCAATCCCACCCGAGGTAAGAGCCACATTTCTCATGCCCTCAAGGACCTCAACAACGGGCATACTGGGAATTAAATGTTCCATATTTTAAAAACTCCTTTCATAGATTACGCTGCTGCCTTGGCAGTGATAATCCCATTGACTGTGGTAAGATTGGGGTGTGTTGCTGTGTTGATTGTGCCGTCTGCAATGGGAACTGCTCCCATATTTGTCGAGATGGCCTCAATCAGTTTAAACAAAGCCATCTGGGTTGTCAGATCCGGAATGTTCCGAATGTTGTCCTTCAGATCCTTCAGGACTGCTGCACTCAATGCCATGTTTTATTTTCTCCTATGAAGTTGTATTAGTGGCACCAAGCGGTATCCCGCAGTGCCGGGTAAAGTTATTGAATGTACACATACTGAAAGTACGCCGCGTGAACGGCACCGACTTCTGTTGTAATTTGAAAAACCAGTGTTACCTTCTCCCCTTTGTATGTGCTGCCTGGGTATCGAAAGTACACCAGGACAGAAGTCACGGAGATAACTGGGGGTTTAGTTGTGTCAATCAACCCGGTAAGGTCTGCAGGGATCTCAACAAAATCGGTCATGTCACTGGATGGTTTTAAGTTCCCAACAAATGATCGGATAGTAACCGCTGAGATTGAATCACTTTCTGGAAGAAAGCCCTCAAAATCGAATTCATACGGACCCCAGTTATCCGCGTTGTACCGTATTTCGATTCTTCCCTCATTAAAATCAGCCATCTAAAGTTCCTTGTTACGAGAAGGATAAAGTGTAGGTAATTGAGAGTGTGTCCCCGTTATCCACAGACTTTGACCCACCAGAAAAGTCGGCAACACTCATCAATGTTCCCGTGGTGCCTGATGTTGCCGAGCAAAGAAAAGCTCCTGCGATAGTTTGAAAATCGGCATTGATCGCAAAGTCAACCGCAGCTGAGTTGGTTATTGACCCTGAAGAAGCAGCTCCTTCTGTCCACTCTTTGCGGGTACCTGTGTAGTTGGCATTTTCTGTCCAACCTGCATGAGATGCCAGTGTGTCACCAGCGGCGGCAGACCCGGCGTTTTTTAAGCCGATATACCAGATAGTGATCTGGCTTACCTGATGAAATACATCCCCAAGGATGTGGTTCTTACCCTCTGTGACAATAGTGTTCTCTGCATCGTCCTCCCACTTGACGTTGCCGTTTTTATCCCGGCAAACAAAGTGGTACTTTCCTTTAAGTTTGATTAGATCGTTCATTGCATCCCTTTACTTAATTGTGAATTTTGTGATTTGAGGTGTCGCTGTGAACCTCTTCTCCTTGGAGAGGGCTGCAAACCCAGTAGTGGGGGCAAGCCCAATGTCAAAGGTAAAATTTAATTTGTTGGCAGAAAAATGAAGAATAAGGCTGTCTCTTAATGAAAAGATGTCGATGGTGTAGTCAGAGATGCTAAACTGTTCTGTAACACTCTTGAGGAAGGAGGCAACCTTGTTGGCTGTATCCAAGATCTGCAGTGTGTCACTGGCTTGAATGTGCAAATTCACTGTGACGGGAGTGGAGTCTGTTAAAGATAACTGCTCGGATACTGCTCCACTTTTTTGTGAATACCTGGTAATAAGTTCCCCAAGTACCAATGGATCAGAAGCAAGCCCAATCAGATCCCTTGTTATGGACAGAGCATCAGACAAGCTCATCGAATCAGATAAAGACGCTTGCTTATCAGCAACAGCACCAATCGCACAGAACATCTGTAAGTAGGAAACAGCTTGGATCAACAAGTTGGCATAGACAGCGATTGAATCGTTCAAAGGGAGTGTGTCACTGCTTTGACCTGTGATGAGGGTACCAGCTAAAAACCCAGCAACAACATCAATGAGAGGGATAGGATCAGAAATGCTGGAGAGATAAACTAACTGGGTTGCCAGAGCATCTGTTAACACATCAGTGTCGGAAATGTTCCCAAGCCTTTGGGCCAACTTAATAATCGTTTCACTCAAACTTAAAACATCACTGGAAGCAGAGTAAAAACGTCTTGAACTATCTGAAAGATCCGAAACCGAAAAGACATCCCCAATACTTACCACAAAGTGGGCAACACCTGTTAATTGAGAATCTACAAATACCAAGGTATCCGAAATACCGGCGAGCAATAATGCCAATGGGGTTTGGGTATCTGTTATAACAAGTGCGTCAGAGATCCCAGCCCCGAATCTTGCTGTACGGCCAATAGAATCTGTGATGCCAAAAGACTCAGCAATGGAACCAGACACAGCTGATCCAGCACCATAAACACCATTGCGAATATCATCGATTTCATCGGCGGTTAAAATGTCGTTAAAGACAACTACTTCATCAAGTTCGCCGTCATGATAGCCTGAACCATCGCTTCTTGAACCAAGAGTGAATGCCGCCGCGCCAACCGTGAAAGTAGAATAGTTAGCAAATGTTCCAGTTAATTCATAGACTGTATATGCGTCTTCGTCATATACTCTAAGCCAATAAGCTCCATTAGTATTATTATAAGTGAACCCGAAGTGATACCATCCTCCAACATTGCAGACAAGATCAGGTACTTCAATATCAGTATAGGACGAAGTGCCATAACCAAAAGACGCTAAAATATTCCCACTACTGTATTGCTTTATTGCCCAGGATCTTTGATTATCCAAAGCAGCATACTTGCAAACAAGATAAGTTGCTCCCGTGGTGACTGCTTCAAATTGCGCCCAAAAACAGACGCTCATTAAATTGTTAGATTGCCCCGACTTGAATGGGAAGTCGGTGCTTAGATTTGCATCAGTTCTATAAAGACGTTCGGTGCTTGATGTCTCGAAATCAGCGGAAGCCGCGCCTTGTTTATATTGTGTTGTGTTTGCAGCAACCGTGTTAACATCGGTTAGAGTATTGCTTCCCTTTGAGTCTGTGGTTAACGCGCCTGATTCAAGATTATAAAGTGCAACACAATTACTGTCACCTGAAAAATCATTTGCCATTGCTACTCACCTAAAAGTGTATGCACCTATTCAAAGTCCTGCCCAAACCACTTGTGCGGAATAAAGGCACGACTCCAAGCTTTCCCGGCACTCGTGTCGTCTTCAAACTCCTTAATGGTTCCTGTGCGATGCCCTGTGTCGTCGCCATCAACCGGAGTCACGGTGTAGTGAACGCGAAGAAACTTCTTGATTACCAATGCCGGGATTTGCCCGTTCGCCACACGCCCCGCAAGATCAGTGTAACTCCACCCCCGAAACTGATCGCACAAGCTTGCAGCACCAACATACTGATTAGGCACCAAGCAATCGAACAGATGAAGGCTTCCTTCCTGGGCGAGCGGAGGCGATAGCTCGACATGGTAATAGTTGTATTGATCGGCAACCGTATCTGATAAGGCTGCCGTCCCAATACGATAGACGTTCGCACCCCTTGTCAGTTAATAATAATTGACAGTCACGCCGTCTATGTCTGCCGATTTGCTTTCGGCAATAAACAACATATGAGTGTAGCCCATTGTTAAAACATCCTTTGAATTTCAGTGGTAGAAAGCGCCCTGTTGAAGAAACGAATATTTTTGATGTGAAACGGGAAGGTAGCCAAATTGCCTATTGCCAAATAAGTATCTATAATAAATGTTCCGTCAAATGCCGTGGCAGTCCCAAACGACCACGCACTGCCAGATGGTTTATAACCAAGTTGGAAATTTCCACCGGATTGCCATGTCAACGATCCCATGGTTAGCACGTTATAAGATAGCGGAGTAGTCCCCATATTTGGCGTTGAAGTGCCATCTGACGAAAACAGTCTTGGTGCGCTGTTTACAGAAACTAAACTGTAATTGCTTGTGTCACGAAACGCTAATATACCCTGATCGCTGGTAACAGAAGACGATCCCATTACCAAATCAAAAATCAAAGTCCCCTGCGCGGTTGCTCCACCAACGGCAGTACTCGCAATATCTTTCAACGCATCAGATAACGTCCATCGGATAGTCTCGGCAGCCGTGCTGACCATTGCGCCGTTGGTCGGGATGTAGGGCAACGGGAAAGTGGTGGCAGTGAGTTGAGCGCCAAAAATCCAAAAAGATGGGGTAGCATTATCCCCGATAAAAGAAGTGGTCGTCGCATTTTTATAAATTTCAAGTCTAAAATATGGGGTTGTTACACCAGAAAGAAAATTTACAACGGACCAAATATGATAATACCCATTATACGGACCTGAAATCCCATGCAGTGTTGTGTTTACATCCGCGAGACTTCCAGTGGATAGATTAAAAGTTGAATGTTTATATGACCCATCTTTTAGACCATACTGCAATCCAGCAAAAACATCCGTTTCACCAGATATGGGAGTCCCAGGTTTGACAAATGCACTAAAACAGTAGCTTGTGTTATCAAGGACGGTGCCGGTAAAGGTTTTAAGACAGTAGTGTTCCCCACTCTCTGTTGTCGGAATCATGGGCCATCCATTTGTTCCGTCCGCTGGATCTGCAACCAGGGTTAATCCAGAAGTTTTTAACCGCCCAAACGCTGACCAATTTGATTGGTTTTCACTATACAGAAACAGATTTGTTCCACCCGGACTATAGTGCAATCCGTTTGCCTCAAATGCTGGCTGTGCTGGGATTGTGGCGCTGTTGATATAATCCGATGGTTGGAGCGCGGCTTCAAATGGAACTTCTTTTATTGTGATGTCGTCAATCCAGACGGATTCGCCAGCGCCCATATAAGCAAATCGAAGATTAAAGGCTACATTGTTTACCTTTGCCACAAAAGAGTACTGAGTCAAAGAAGTTTGAGTAAGCATAATTTCCGCTTGCAAAGTCCAAGGATTTGCGTTCCAATTACCTCTCACGGCAATACTTGCTCCAGACGATACCTTGGCCTTAAATGAAATCAAATATGTTTTCCACGCTGTCAAATCAGATGAGCAATCAGACGAGTCTCTAAAGGTCAAATCTCCACCTTCGCTCTGGTCAACATACGTTATCTTTAGCGCCCCCCCGGAACCTTCGGCTTCGTCAATCTCCATTGTGTTGGTGCCGTAGCGGGTCCATCCGGTCTGGACTTGACGGACGGAGACATTGTCAATATACCAAGTACCAGAGGTTTCATCACCGGAAGAAAATAAAACAAAGGTATCTGATCCGGTGGTTTTAGCCACATAATATCCAGATACTTTATTCCAAGTAGATGCCGTTAATCCAGTGACTACGCGGCTAAGATCATCAACACTGTTATCTCCCGACCTTATTCTAATCCTGACTGTGGTGCTGGGTGGGTACACATAAAATTCATATTTATAAAGCTTGCCAGCACTGACCGACATTGGGTAAGTACCGGGGTTTGTAAAGATTCCTTCATTTGCTCCATCAACCGTAAATTCCCATGAGTATGTCCCAACATACTTTTGCGCCGATGACTGCCCTTGCGACACCGGAGTTCCGGTAGCTCGCCAATTATCCGTTGTCTCCATTGTCCCATTGGTCACAAGTTCTGTGCTACCCGCCAGCATAGCTATGCCGTGCAAGCTGCCTTTGGCTGGAGCCGTGACATCGGAAGCGGCATCTCCTGACCCAAGAACTGCTGCTGTATGGCATATAAAGTATGTTCCGGCTGTATTGTCTGCTGCCCCAACAGTAGTAAAATCAAGCGTTGCTCTTGAAACTATTTTATAAACTGTACCAACAACAAGCGTGTATCCTTCTACCCGTGCAGTTAACGCTTCCTGATCCATCAAGTCGGGTCCGAGTGCTCCGTTGGAGGGAAGGGTTTCGAGCATGATCTCTTTAATGTAGATAAGAGTTTCGTCATCTCCACTGTAAAAATCATCTGCATCAGCTTCGCTTGCAAAAATTTGGATATTTCCAGATGCCGATGGTACAAAATACATCCAAACTTTTCTATATCCATCAGCGTCAAGACTGTCAGAGCAGTTTAACACTGCCCCTCCCCAACTTGTTCCACCGATAACTCCATTAACAATATCAATATACCCGCCGTAACTATTACCAGTGTACGAGTAGAGTCTTGCCCAAGTTAAAACACCTGGTTTAATTTTAGCAGAAAAAATATAAGCGCCAGCGCTCACTATACCAGTACGATTGATATAATGTTGGACAAGCCCACCACTGGCTATTACCCCACCAGCACTATCAACAGAACAGTTAATTTTACTCCACCAACTATCAGCGTCTGTTGGATTTTGTCCAGTAGTGGTATCAATTAGTTGGCTTCTATCCCCCCACAGTTCTTCAATGAGCCCTGTGTTTGGATTGATCCTTGTCCTGGCACTGGCACGGGCAACACTACCAACCCCCATGCCAGCACCAAGAGCGTTCAAATTGGTTTTTAATGGGATTGAGCAAAAGGCTCCATCTTGAACATCGTTGAGCATGGGTGAGTTGATAAGCATTACATTACCTCAATCTTCATTGTCGTGTCGAATGTGTATGTACCGGCGAGCTTGTTGATCACCGTGATTGCACCTGCTGATAACGCGGCAGAATTTCCACTGCCTGTGGATGCCATGTAATAATTACAGGATTGCCCAACACGAAAGGCAATATCGTATGCCGAGGGTGTCCAAGCCGATGTCGCTGTGATTGCCACAATTTTCTTGGGAGCGAACCCTTGGATAGCCTGGCCTAAAGGATCTTTTTGAATCATAGTGTCACCTTGTTATTTTTGTGGAGTGTGGAAATGGGTGATATAGCGGGGGGGCATAGGCACCCCATAGGTAGGTATGGGCTGAGGTGAGATCGTAGAAAAAAGGCCACTCAAGTGCCCTTAAAATAAAAAGCATTGTTATTTTAGGATGGAGCCACTGGGAGGACTCGAACCCCCTACCCCCTGTTTACAAGACAGGGGCTCTACCTGGTGAGCTACAGTGGCAAGAAGGAATGGTACGGGTAGATGGATTTGAACCACCACTGTTCAGTTTCTAAGACTGCTGTCTCCTGCCAGTTGGACTATACCCGCAAATTTTAATGGTGCTCCCAGGCAGACTTGAACTGCCGCACCGAGATTGAAAGTCTCGTGACCTTTGCCTGTTTGGTCCATGAGAGCGTGTGTTATGTGGTGGACCAGACTGATGTTTTCCCAATTAAACTATCAGCCCACGATGGGCTACACTCTCAGGTAGGTAAAGGGTGATCCCCTTAATCCACGGACAATCCAAGCCCAGAAACTTTGGAGGGTAATTGTACGACGAAGTCGAAAGGGTCCGACCACTGGCCGTCCCCCCACTCATTGACGGCCCGAACTGTTGCTGTGTGGTTACCAAAGGAAAGGCTGGGTAGCTCAAAGTGCAACCGAGCCAAAGATCCATCAACCTGGGGAGGACTGTTGTGTACAGTTCCATCGATGTCGATGACAAAAAGATCAACCTCAGCTGCTGGTTGAGGTGTCGAAATCAGAAACATAATCTTGCTCCGTTATTGATCGGATAACCCGATCCCTGATGGTTTACCTGGGAGTGTGGTTGTGAATGTCACTTCATTTGAATTGACACTTGACTCGGTGCCGAGAAAAGCACGGACAACAAAGAAGTAAGTTTCCCCACCCGCAAGGTTTGTGATTGTGCAGGTCTTGGCTGTCCCAGTCCACACGGGAGTGGAGTAGTTGTAACTCCTGCCGCTCTCGCGCATAAAAAGTTTGAACCCATCCGGCTGGGTGCCGGTATGATCCCAAGCAAGAGAGAGACTCCCTGCCAGGGCCTGGCCAAACAGGACAAACAAAACCAGCAATATGACAAATAGTTTTTTCATGGTGTCCCGTTTATGTCCGCTTTTCGAAATAGATAATCCGGCGTGGGGGAAGGAGGTTAACCCCACGCCGGTCATCCCATGGGACCTGTAACAATTGCTTGTTGAAAATGTCCCACAGGGGGAGGGGGGTATTCACCCCAAGAATAATTTTAATTGGTCCACGGGGCAGGAGTCGAACCTGCACAGCCGAAACGGGTGGTTTACAGCCACTTGGGTTCACCACATACCCAATGCCCGGGGATATGAAATTGATCAAGTTCCTTTGGATTCCCCACCCAAAGCTCCCGCACCCGGGTATGCCACCCAGATCTGACAATTGCCTGACCATCACAACCCCTGCAGGTTGATTGCCCGGGTACCCATCCGTGAGGGCACAACTCGTCATTGCGCCCCGAACTTGAAAAGTATGTATAAAACTTAATCGTCATCGAAAAGATCAGTTACCTGATCCTCATCAACCTCAGCGATAAAGAACACAAGCTCGCCATCTTCAAAGTCATCAACATCTGTTTCCTCGTCAGAAGGTTCGATCTCGATCTCGATCTCGATGTCCGCTGTCTCGTCACTCATACTTTGTTCTCCGCTTTGATTGTTGATCCACACGTTGGACAAACAGGCTTCCAGGTATATCGCTCCGGGTACCGGCTGGAGAGCAAAAGCTCCCAAAGGTTCTCACAGCAATTCCACACTCGAACCTTGAAGGCGTACTTGCCAGTCCGATGAGTGTGCTCTGACTCAATCATCCCCGGGTAATATGGAATCAGATTTCCTGCAGGGATGATGACATTGGTCCCACCCTTAAGGACCACCAAACAGTTGTGGCCCTTGGCAGCTTTGGCTATCACCCGGCAGTGACGATGATGGTAAATAGGCCCAAAGGCTTTAAGGTACTTTGGGCCATAGTGGATCTGATAAACCTCCCCGATCTCAATGGGGCGCATGTTATACGAACCGTATTGCCTCGATCTTTTTGATCAAGGCATTCTTGTCCTGCTCCAGGACTCGAATCAGATCAAAGATCTTTTCCGAAAACCCCGGGATGGCGGCAACATTGCCTGGATGAAACATCATGGTACCCGAGCCTGTCATGTCCATGGAGTAGATGAACGGGTTGCACTTGTGCCGCTTTTTGTAGTTCTCCACGGCATGTATGGGGGCTCCACCCCCACGCCACCCTTGCATATCGCTAAAGACAAAGATGCGATCGTAGGGCTTGGCGGCTGTGTCGAAGATGTCATTGAAGTTTGTCCCGTGACCAACCTCTATACCACCAACCCCGGACTTGTTGGTGAACTTCCTTTGGGTTGAATAGATGTTGTTTTGCCAGCCTTGGTTGTTGGCCATGAACCTTTCCCACAGTGTTAGGGTTGAGTCCACGGGATTGTAGGGGACGTATGCTGCATTATCCCCAAAGATCATAAAGTCTGCATTGGACCGCTTGGCCAACACTGCTCCAAGGAGTGTGCCTTTCCCTCTGTTGCTGTCGTAGCCTTCTCCCATGGAGGAGCTGTAGTCTACAACCACCAAGCTGTTGGGCATGTCGGGCACGTTGGTGCACGAAAGGTCAACGGCTTTGTTCAGGGCAACAATAAGCCGACGATCATGCCCTTCCACCTGGGTGTAAGCTGTGCTGAACCTGAAGGGCAACACCAGGCTGCGGTGAATTGCCGCCTCGTTGGTGAGTAGCTCACATGCCCGATCGATCAGGTGGGGAGCATCGGTTGCAATGTTGCACAGGTTGCGGAGCAGGGCAAAGTACCCGATGCGTCCGGACACGAGCAGCTCCTGCCAGGCTTCGACTTTTGCTTCGGCCTTGTTCTCGGACTTACCGGCAGCGGAGAGTTTGGACTCCCAGGTCCCCGTGCTCCGGAGTGTGCCGTTGACCAGCTGGGTCAACGCTTCAGCGTTCCGGCCAGTTGGCCGGGGGTGTACCAGGTTTGCCAGGTCAACCAGGCCGAGGGACTTACCCTCACCCCGGTACTTGGCCAGCTGGTACTGGTCAAATTTTGCAAAAGCCATCCCGAGCCCCTTCTTAAGGGAGTTGGGGATAGGCTTGCCGTAGGTGCTGATGTAGTACGCCATGATCTCGGTCATGTCGTCGGGACGGTGCACAACGGCGTTGATAAAATCCTTGGTCCAAGGCTCACCCTTTACGGCGTGAACAACCTCGGCTGCCGCTGCGTGCGAAATGGACCGCAGACCGAATTCCTGCCGGGCAAAGACTGCTGCTTTAGCCACAAAGCAAGGATCGTTGGCAGCAACGACTTCCTTGAACCTCTTGAGTGTGTCCCCGGCCTTCTCGTAGTATTGGTCCTGCAACATAGATGTTAGCATGATCGAAACCAGTTCGAGTCGAGGGGACTGCTTAAACGCAGATCCCCCTGCCAGGTTGACGGTATTGGGTGCCGGGCTTATGCGACCGGCGACCGCACTCTTGTTGAAACGTGCCACTTTCAATTACCTCCTTATGGGTTGGTTGAAGAACGTAACGTCCAAGGTAGGCTCCCTCAAGCACACCATGGACGGGTAACACTCACACAAATTAAGTTTGCTGGAGAAAGGGAGCCAAGGGAAATTTAGCGCTCTCCCAGCTGAGCTACGCCCCCGTTTCCGGGAACGATGGGATTTGAACCCACGACCTCTCGATTAGAATTCGAAGTAACCCTTGGCTTTACTGCCAGCTAATGACAAGGAGTAAAACAACAAACGAACAACCAAATGGAGGGGTGTTGCACACTCAAGTTATCTTGGGGATGACCCCATCATCCCCGTGCTTGATTATGCGACCCCAAGGAAAAACTTTATGCTTTGGAGAAAGGCGAAGGTTGGTGGGTTTCTTTTTCAAAGATATTTTGAAATATCATGTAGGCGAAGTAACCAACCATCTTACTGCCAAAGCGGAATAGGGCAAGTAACATTTAATTTGTGGTACGATGCCAACTTGGTGCGTTGGCGGGAACGTCCCCGGTGCGTACCGCACATAGTCGGTGAAGGTACCTGCACTGAGCGGGGGTGATGTTATGCTTTTTGATAAGGTCCTGGAAGGGGACCTTGGCTTTGTAATCAGCCAGGAAACCGTTGAACACCCGTTGGTAGATCAACAATTCAAACCGGCTGTCGAACTCATTTTGGTGGGCGATCTGTTCATCAATCTCCCATTTCATCAAACTCATCGGATCTGCGACCTTTACATTTTCTAACATCGTTACACTCTTACGACCCCCCTTTCGTGATAAATGTTTAATGTTGAAGTTTTGTTCATGTTGGGAATTTCTTCCCCTCTTACCCCAATTATAAGCATTAATTTTCGAATGTCAAGAGGTCGTAACGGTAAAAATAAGTTAAGTGCCGGGTCTCACTCACAATAAATATTTTTACGAGATCGTAACGTAACGGAGGAGAGGGGGGAATGGGGGCCAAGAATGGGGGGTGAGGTGGTCACCCACAGCTGCCGGTATGAAAAGT